ACTACCCCCTCCTACCATCGCCGGGTTCTCTCAAAATGCTCCGGGGGTTGATTTTTGGGCAACTTTTTAAGGCTCAAGTTAATCCCTGGAGTTCCTCTAGGGTATTTTCGTAGGGGATGCAGTGATTTAATTCACCAGTAGCTGTCCTCCCGGGTAGAATACGGCTTTCGGGTGACTCACCATCTTCTCCTTTCCCCGTATTCTATGGTAAAACTACTCCCAAAGTCATTGCATTCTCTTCTAAAGTATCCCAGAACCGGTACCAAAACACAACAATTATCAATCATAGTGGGGTGAAACTACAATGAAACAATATAAGCTGGATGAACCAATGCGAAAAGAACATCCCGCTATCACATCAGACGCCCGTGAGCAGCAGTTAATTGCAAAAGCTGAGCGTCTAGCAGAGCAAAAGATAGAGGATGGTACTGCTTCTCCTCAAATTATCCTGCATTACTTGAAACTTGGCACCACAAGAGAAGCCATTGAGCGAGAGATCCTTGAGAAACAGAAAGATCTCATAACCGCTAAGACAGAAGCTCTCCAGTCTGCCAAGAAGATAGAGGAGCTATATGAAGAAGCTATGAATATGTTTAAGCTTTATAGAGGTGTCGAGGAGGAAGAGACTCGTGATTAGGACTTATAGTGAACTTATCACACTTCCAACCTTTGAAGAGCGATTCAGATACTTGGAACTTAAAGGAACCATAGGCGAAGAGTCCTTTGGGTTCGACAGATACCTAAACCAAGCGTTCTACCATTCTGCTGAGTGGAAGAATGTGAGAACTGAAGTCATCACGAGAGACATGGGATGTGATCTTGCTTGTGAGGACCGTGAAATCTTTGGACGAATCCTTGTCCACCATATGAATCCACTTCTTATCAATGATATCGCAAACAAGACAGATAATCTCTTGAATCCAGAGTTCCTAATCTGTACCTGCAAACGAACTCATGACGCTATTCACTATTCTGACGAATCTATTCTCTATCAGAATCCAATTGAGCGAAAACCAAACGATACATGCCCCTGGAAATGAGGTAAAGATATGGCAAAGAAATATTATTTCGGAATTGATATATGCTCCGATGACGGCACACCGAATTTCGCAAAAGCTAAAGGCATAGAATTTGTCATCATAAGAGTTACTCAGCTCTACGGAATTGATAAATTCTTTGAAACTAACTATAAGAATGCCACTAAGGCAGGTCTTAAGGTAGGAGTATATAGGTACTCTTACGCGAATAATTCTACCGAAAGTAGACGAGAAGCAGAAGATGTTATTAGCACATTAAACGGAAGACATCTGGATCTTCCTGTGTGGATCGATCTCGAATGGAAGAAACAAGAGACATTTACACGAAAACAGATGGAAGGCATTATTGAAGCATTTCGCGAGGTAGTTGAGTCTGCTGGATACAAGTTTGGAATTTACTGTACTAAAGATTGGTATAAAAATTTGATTCCAGAATCAGCTAAGTCAAAATACGATTTCTGGATTGCTTCGGTTCCTAAAGAGAAAAACGATGATGGAACTATTCATGAAAACTTAAGACCAAGTTATGGAGTCGGATGGCAGTATTCATGGAAAGGTAAAGTTGTTGGCTTAACCGGTGGATACGATGCCGATGTTTTCTATACTCTATACGAAGACGAGAAAAAAGAAACTAAGGAGGAAACGCCTGTGAGCAAAGTAACTGTTACAGCGTCTGATGTAATTAAAACTGCTGAAGCTTGGCTTGGCAAAAAAGAATCAGACGGCTCTCATAAAGTAATTATTGATACGTATAACGACCATAAGCCTCTTGCGAGAGGTTATAAAGTAACATATACAGACTCCTGGTGCGATACGTTTGTGTCTGCTGTCTTCATCAAGCTGAATGCTACTTATCTTATCGGTGGAACTGAGTGTGGTGTTGAAAACCATGTATCGCTCTTTAAGAAAGCTGGTATTTGGAACGAAGATGGTACTATTACGCCTAAAGCTGGAGACATTATTGTCTATAACTGGGACAAAGCAACGCAGCCGAATAACGGAGCATCCGATCACATCGGCATTGTGAAATCTGTAAGTGGCAAGACAATCAAAGTAATTGAGGGCAACTATAAAGACTCTGTTGCTATTCGTTCCATCACTGTAGGTAACGGCTATATTAGAGGCTACGCACAGCCTAAATACGGAGCATCTAAAGCAAAAGAAGTACAGACGACTCCTGCCATTCAGGTTCCTGCTTCTCCGGTGAAAGAAGTGGTTCCGACTCCTTCTACTGGAATGGTTAGAACGGGAGATGATGGTCCTTCTGTCACTTATATGCAGTATTGCCTTAAGACGATTGGCTTTAACTTAGCAGTAGACGGTATCTTCGGAAATAAAACTTATGCCGCTCTTACCTCTTTCCAGAATAGCAATGGTCTGTATGTAGATGGCATCTGCGGTCCTAGAACCTGGGGCGTCCTTTTATCTGAAATGTCGAAAAAGCAAACAGCAAAATCCGTTATGGAGCTTGCGAAAGAGGTGCTCGCAGGTAAATGGGGAAATCAGCCTGATAGAGAAAAGAATCTGGCAGCAGCCGGTTACAAGAATTATCAGGAAATTCAAAATGAAGTGAATAAGCTTCTGAAAAACTAATGCATCTTGCTTCTGCACGTATATCTCCTCCTTTTGATGAATAGTGGTTCCGTTTAAGAGTTGGTGTTTTTGTTTCTTCATAGCTAAATGATATGCGTGCAGAAGTTAAGATATATAGAAAAGAGCGATGTTTAAATATCTAAACATGAACCCAGATAAAAGAACTACAACAGACTGCGTAATTCGAGCAGTATCTTTTGTTACGGACGAGGACTGGGAAACTACTTTTATAGGCATAGCGGTTGAGTGTATAACCTACCACGACATGCCAGAATACAATTACATTTGGGCAGAGTACCTGATAAAGAAAGGCTTTAAGAAGCACATCTTACCAGATACCTGCCCTTCTTGTTATACAGTGAAAGATTTCTGTATTGACCATCCGCTTGGAACCTATCTGCTTGTGATAGTGAATTACGAATCCGGAGGTCATGTTGTCGCAGTAAGAGACGGCGACTATTACGATATCTGGGACTCAGGAAACGAAGTCGCATCCTATTATTGGCGAAAGGAGATAGATTAAAGTGCCTTACTATAATTACGGGAATTATCAAGCAAACGGTATGAATAACGGCTATAACACTGGATATCAGCAGCCTTACGCTCAGCAATATTATCCGAATCAGCAGTACGCTCAGGCTCAGATGCCGATGAATCAGATGAATCAGACGTATTCTCAAGGCGGTGGAACGCAGGGATTCGTATGGGTGCAGGGAGAAGCTGGCGCAAAAGCATATCCGGTGGCAGCAGGAGTATCAGTCCTTCTTATGGACTCTGATGCTCCTGTCCTTTACATGAAGTCTACCGACGCATCAGGCCGCCCGCTTCCGATTGAGACCTATGATCTTGTAAAACGTGAAACTGTTGTAGCAACACAGGGCTACAGTCAGTCTAATCAGCTTCCAATGCACGAAGACATGAGTCAGTATGTGAAGACGTCGGATCTTGAAGCCAAGGTCGAGGAACTTGTGAATAAAGCTCTTGAAAAGTGAGGTGCTATGAATGAATCCGTTTTTTAATAGATTCGGAAATCAGGGCCAATTTCAAAATGGTGGGATGCCCGGTCCTTTTTCTAACTTTTCTAATATGCTGAATCAGTTCAGGAATTTTAAATCTCAGTTCCAAGGCGATCCTCAGCAACAGGTTCAGCAGCTTCTAAACTCTGGCCAGATGACACAGGAACAGTTTAATCAGCTGAGTCAATTAGCCAAGCAGTTTCAGAACACCATGAAGTAGGAGGTGCATAAATGGCTAATAAAATAATGCACCATATGATACATGGCGATGATACATATGAGATTGTGGATAAGAAGGAGAGAGAAAAAAGCAGCTTTTTTGACAGCTATACAAGAGAACGAATACTAAGTATATACGGGCAGAAAAGTATATTTGCAGAAAATGATGGCATTCATACTGGGCTTCAGGGTGCTGCATATAATTCTAATAGTGATGAGTATGTAATTGCTTTAGTATCTTCTGATGACACATCTTGTATGCTTGTTCGTATTGACATGGCGGATATGCTGACTGTTAAAGGCAGAAAAGTAATAGGCGATTCACTATTGGGACATGCTAATGATATTACGTATAATGAGAATACCAATAAGTATTACGTTCTGACAGGCATACAATCGACATATAAAAATTATGTAACTATAGTAGATGCAGATACTTTAGAAGTTGAAAGTTCTATTGCTCTACAGCCAACTGCAATAGATTCTAGTAACCCATGTAACTGGGTTATAGGCTATGATTCGGATTCCAATCTATTTTATACCGCTTCTTATACTGCCATACAAAAATACGACAGCGAATTTAATTTAATCTCAAGTGTTAATTATTCTCCGATGGCTGACACAGATAATGAATATACTCCGTTAGTTCAGTGCGGATGTTATTATTCTGGACAACTTTTGATTGTAAACTTATCATATGGAAATGGAAAAGCATATACGCATTCGCTGTGCCTTTATGACAAGGATACTGGAAAATTATTAAAAAACGTTAGTATGCAGGGTTATAATGCGAGCGACGAAATAGAAGGCGTTTTCATGGTTGGCGATATTCTATATCTAATTGGCGGTCAAATGTGTTTTACGGTAACAAAGGTTTTACCATCCACAAAAATAGGAGCGATAAAAGATTGTCACCCATATTTAACGGGCGAGGTAATTCCATCTGGAGCCGATCTGAATTCGTATGTTGTTCCTGGAAAATACACCAGCACTTCAAGTAACGTATCGGCCACTTTGTTAAATTGTCCATATACTTATAGCGGATTTTCTATGCACGTGCTCGTTATCGGAACGGATTCTATACGTCAGATAATCGATGCAAATTATGTATCACATACTATTTGCATAACTAGACTTTTTTCATATGATAATTCAACACAATCTTTTACGTTTAAAGCATGGGAAAATATGAGTAACACTTATATAAAAGGCGCCGACACTAGCATAAAAATAAAAGATGCTATAGTTCCTGGATATATAACCTCTAGCGGTAAGCAACTTGACATTTGTTGCATATTGCCTAAAGTATTTGATGCAAGTATTACTGCCAATAATCTTCGGTTTAGCGGGACTATAGTAATACGGTATAACGGTCAATATGTTAAGGATATTGATGGTACTTCTACTACAATCAATACCAATAACTGTACTATTACATTCACTATTGCAACGGATGCGAATACTGTTCACATGCTTATACTAAGAAGTAATGGCGAGGCATGGATTGATAACGTAAACAACATCGATGTAAATGCACAATTATCTGGAACTTTGACAATTACTTAACTAATTAACATCATCTAACAGAAAGTGAGGTTACTCAAATGACAACTCCACCGGACACTTTACTGTAACATCTGGGACAACTGAATAACCTCGTGTGGAACTAAAACAGAATATAGAAATAGAAAAGAAGCTAAGTCTTGTTAATCAGCGGCCGCATTAACTTGTCTTTAGCTTCTTTTTATTTACATCCTTTCATGTGAAAAGTTCAGAGAAATTTCAAAATAGAAACATTCCTGAAAAAGCATTCCTATGCAATAGAATTAAAGGATAAAAACAACTGAATAATTTGTAACTATTTAATCGGGAAAAGGATCTAATTTGCTACCAATAAGACTAAGTTTAAAGAACAGAAGGCTTTTGCGTCTTTGAACATACTATATATTGTGCACTATCATTCAACAGCATTTTACTTTACCTTTACCAGATCCTTTTCCCAAACCAAAAATGAGCACTACAAGGAGGAGTAATTATGTCTCTTGTAAACGATGGAAGTAATATGGTAATGCCTGTCGGACCTATGAATGGTTACGGCAATTCTTATGGAATGGGAATGGGCGATGGCTCTTTCTGGTTACTCGTTCTGTTCCTGTTTGGTTTCATGAATGGTGGCTGGGGCTATGGTAACAACGGAAACGGTGCTATGCCTTTCCTTATGAATAACACCACGAACAACGATGTGCAGAGAGGATTCGATCAGCAGGCAGTCATGGGCGGCATCAATGGCATTAACACTGCTCTTGCAAACGCTGAAGTATCCAGATGCAATTCTCAGGCAAACATTCTGCAGTCTCTTAATCAGGTTTCTATGGGACTTCAGAACTGCTGCTGTGAGAACCGTGCGGGACTTGCTGATCTTAAGTACACGGTTGCTACGGAAGCATGCGCGGATCGTCAGGCTGTCACGAATGCTCTCTTTGATGTTACGACTGCTAATAATGCTAATACACAGGCAGTCCTCAATGCTGTGAATAACGGCATCCAGGCTATTCGTGATGATATCTGTCAGGAGAAGATTGAGAATCTTAAGACTCAGAACCAGAATCTTCAGACTCAGCTTAACATGGCATCTCTTGCCGCTTCTCAGGAAGCTCAGACCAGACAGATCATTCAGGGAATCAATCCTGCAGCCATTCCTGCTTACGTCGTTCAGAACCCCAATTGCTGCCCTAATCAGAACTTCGGTTGTGGATGCGGCATGTAAGTAAGGGGGCATTACCATGGCAGAATTTACCTATAACCCGATTCAGACTGTAGCACCTTCTGAAGCTGCAATTTTTAATACTTCCATCGGTTGCACTAAGAGGTACGTACTCCATCGAAATGAATCCGGGATTGTAATTCTAAGAGGCATCGTTAATAATCCTTGTTCCTCCTTTGCACGATACAGAGTAACTTTTAACGGTAACATTGCTGTTCCGACAGGTCAGACTGCCCAGGCGATTGCTGTAGCGTTTGCTATCGATGGTGAACCTATTCGGACGAGCAGAGCCATCGTAACCCCGGCGGCAGTAGATGAGTACTTTAATGTAACGTCTACGGCTTACATTACTGTTCCTGTTGGATGCTGCTTTAATCTGTCACTTGAAAACGTGGCAGCAGGTGACGCACCTGCGATTCCTATTAACATTCAAAATGCGAACCTTGTTGTTTCAAGAGAAGCGTGAGAGGAGGGTGAGAAGACATGAAAGAACTTGAGAACTTAAAAGACCTCTATCTTGAGGAGATTAAGAAGATTAACAAAAAGGGAGAACTCACCCCGACTGATGCTGAAGCAGCCAAGAAAGCTCTTGAAGCTATTGAGATGATCAACGAAATCTGTGACATGTCATCGTTGGATGAAGATGAGTACTCTGAAAGATACTATCCGCACTCTATGAGATCCATGAGACACTACGATCACATGCCAGACGTGTCCATGAGGCGTGGAAGATCAGCAACAACCGGTAGATACGTGTCTCGTGCTGATGCTCCTACAGTTGATCGTATGGTTAGTAGACTTGAAGACATGAGACATGATGCTCCGGATGAAAGATCTATGAGAGCAATCGATAGAGCTATTGACACTCTTGAAAACTACTAAGCAGTAAAAAAGTAACTAATTATAGTGGAGGCAATATTTATGTCTATTAGAGAAGTGTTCACAGCACTTGCATCTCACATGGTTAAAGGCATGATGACCCATGAGCAGCTTATGAATTCGTATCTGTTCTTGGGACTTAAAGGCTATGCACACTTACATGAAAAGCATTACCTATCCGAAACGAAAGGATATATAAAGCTTTGTAAGTATGCATCGAAGCACTATTCGATTCTGCTTCAGGCGGAAAGAGTAGAAGATCCAGAAGTGATTCCACCATCCTGGAAAGAAGCTTCGAGAGAATCCGTAACTCCGGATGTTAGGCGTCAGGCACTTGAAGCGGCTCTTACAGAATGGATTAACTGGGAATCAGAAGCTGTTGAAGTATACTCGGAAGCCTTTAGGAACCTTTACGACATGGGTGAAATAGATGCAGCGTTCTTTGTTAAGAAGTTCTTATCTGACGCCGAAAAGGAACTCACATTCGCAAGACAGGAACTTCTATCTAAAAGAGCCATGGACTTCGATATTGTCTCCATTATAGAAGAACAAGAGAAATTTCAAAATAAGTAAGGAGGCTATATGGAAATTGTAAATTACGTGTCTCTTCACTGGATTGAATGGCTCTTCGCTATCATCACTGGAATTGCTGCTTTTGGCTATAGGAGTGTTCTAAAGAAGCTTTCAGAAGAGAAGAAGCGAAATGAGGCCATTGCTGAAGGTGTACAGAGCTTGCTTCGAGAATCAATTGTGAACGGTTACAATAAGTACTTAGAGAAAGGTTTCTGTCCAATTTATGCAAAGGACAGTATGAAACGTGTATATGCCGCATATCATAAACTTGGCGGAAACGATGTAGCTACAAGCCTTTACAACAAATTGCTTGCCATGCCGGAGGATCCAAACAATGAAAATGAGTAATAAAGTATACGACATCCTTAAATTTATCGCCCAGATTGTACTGCCTGCTCTTGCTACTTTCTATGTAACAATCGCTGGCATCTGGAATCTTCCACTTGGTGACGAGATCAGTAGAACCATCATGGCAATCGATACTCTGCTTGGTGCCATTCTCATGATTTCGTCTCATGGGTACAATAAGAGTCTTACAACCGCTGAAGGAAATGAAACAGAAGAATAAATTAATTAGGGACAGCTCGGGGTCATAGCCGGCTGTCTTTTTTCTATTTAAGAAAAGAGAAGAAGTGGCGAAACTAATGCCACCAGATAAGGAGGAAAAATAAATGCCTAAAGAACCTATGAGCACATTCGTAGCTGGTGGCAAAGAGTTTGAGATTGTGGATAAAGCGGCGAGAGAATACATGCCTGTTTCTGTTAGCAAATACGGATTCTCGGAAAGTACGTGCAATAACCTTGGTATTTTTAAATGCGTAAAAACGTGGCTCGATAATAACGATAAACTGTATTACGGTAATGCTGGAAATCCTAATAGCTTCAATTATTCGAACGGTGTTGTAACTCTTGTCAGCGATGTTAAAGATGGAACAGTTGTTGATAATAAATATCCTTTAGATTGCATGTCGTTCGTTATGATGTGCTTATATGGGATCGGTTTCGATGAATCGATATTTGGTGACAAGACTAATAAATCAAAATATCCTAAAGCGAGCCTTCCGTATCTTGAAAAAGAGTATTGCAAATATGCAGTATACACTAATCCAAACAATAGAGGAACTTTACCTGATTCTTTGAATTGGAGTAGGTTGCTAACATGGCAGTTTGCTGGATATCTGAATGATATCGGTTTGTTCCATAAAGTTAACAAATACAATCTAGAATCCCTTAGACCTGGAGATGTAGTGTTTTTTAAAAGTGATGCGGAAGAATACAGCAGCCGATTTGAAAAAATAGTTCACTGTGCTATATATGTTGGAATCGGCAGATTTGCGCATCATGTGATAGTCGATTGCTCTCCAGATAACACGACTTATCCGGTTCGTGTAAGAGATATCACTGATACATATGCCGATACGATTATTGGCTATTCTAGAATACCAGTTGGAATGGCCAAAATATTACCGTATTATTCAGTATCAAAGCCCGTTAGCGCATTACGATCCAGAGTTGATTATAATAGTGGTTCAACAATGCGGACACTGTTCTTAGATCGTAAAATTAAAAAATGGGATACATATTTGGTTAAGTTCACATTTATGTATACCGATGCGGCAATTATCGGAACGATATTTCCCGCTATTTGTTTGCGACCATTAGACTATACTTTCTGGAGACGTGATGCAAACACAATGCCTGATATGGTTGTAAATGAACCAATAGAGATGGAAGCTATAGTTTGCTTTACACCAGAAATAGCAGACATTGATAATTCTGGTACACAATTCATGGCATTTAAAATGTTTTCATCGCAAAGCAACAAGTATGTTATAAAAGTGAGTGACGTCATACCTATTATTAGTGGAACAGATGATTTGTCAAGTGACGGAGTTTGGTTGCCTTCTATTACCGGGGCAGATTGGACTAGCATAGTCGATACTCTATGTCAGAATGCGTTTGACTACATGGATACTGTTTCTGAAATTAGAGGAGCTGTGCTGGTCAATCAAAACAATTACGGGTTCTTTACTAATTGGTATCGAATTATTCGATATACCTCTAGTAACTATCAGGCTTGCATAATCGATGCTAATAGAAACGGAATAGTTAAAGAATCAAATGGCGGAACGGTTGCATATACATCATACACGTCTAATAGTCCTGCGCCGTTTGATCTTTTAAGTAATATTATTTCAGATTAAATAGTTTCTCCAACCTCTCCACAGCCTCAAAACTTGGAGGGGTATTCGCAGGATTACTGATAAATAAAAAGGCATTACCATATTACTCTAAAACCTTCCTGAAAAGTAGTCCTGCGTTCTAAAGACACTTCTACTGGCACCATAACCAATCAACAAAGTGAACCCCACCACTCCGTGAAAATGTGTAACCTACGCTGGTAGAAGTGTCTCTTTAAAAAGAAAAACAGGAGGCCCACTTAAATGGACAGTATTCTAAATTCAGTGAAAGAGAAGCTCAGTGGGATTCTCCCTGAGTATAAAGTATTTGATTCACAAATCATCGACTACATTAACGGGGCATTTGCAATCCTGAATCAGTTAGGCGTAGGACCGGATGAGCCATTTACGATAGAAGATGAAACTGCCACATGGGAAGACTTCGATCCTACTGGCAGATTTGCTCTAATCAAAATGTATGTCCCGATCAAGGTGAAATTATTATTTGATCCACCGTCAAACGGCTTCCTTGTCGATGAACTAAATAAGCAAGCCGCTGAGTACGAGTTCCGTCTCCAGTGTGAAGCAGAGAGGACATTACTATACGATATCTCAATGGACGGGATTTACAAGACAGAGGAGGAGTAACGATATGCCGTACTTTAATACTTATGGCCTTCTTGTTTACGACGAGAATGAACTCATGCATGAAGGTAATGAGAATTCTGGTCGTTATCCACGAGGTTCCGGAGAACGTCCGTTTCAGCATGGAGGCGGCGGAAGAGGATCAAGTAGGTTTAAGAAGAAAGAAACAAGAAAAGATAGAGTAACAAAAGCGACAGGACGAGAAATTGGTACTGCCATTAAGAAATTTGGATCTGCTTTATCTAAAGGGGCTCAGGCTACGAGAGATGCTGTTGCTAACCATAAAAGAAAAAAGTTTGAAAGAGAACTCGATAGGCTTGAACGAAATCCCAAAAAATTTAAGACTAAAGATGTAGCACGTCTTGTAAATCAGATGTCAGATGATGAGCTGAATGAACGAATTAAAATGCTTCAGCAGCGAGATGTCTATAAACAGCTCATTGGTAAGAAGACGTTCAGCGAAATCAAGCAGCAGAGAGTCGACTTTATTAATAACCTAAAGAATGAGTTTGCCTCTTCTCTTGTGTCTAATGTTATTGTTCCTGGAGCTACTGGCTATATCGTCAATAAGCTTAAGAATAAGACCTATAGAAAAGAAGCGTTCGACGTTGGCGACAATGCAATGGTTAAAGCGCAGAATAGAACCATTGATGAGTTCGATACTCTTAGAAGAGAAGTCGATGCAAAGGTTAGAGAAACTGCAGCTAAAGGCGGCATTACTGATTCCAAAGTTATCGAAGCGGCTATCAAGAAGAACTATGATGCCGCTGTTAAGAAGGTAACTGGTGGAAAGAGTATAGAGCAGTATTCCATGGAAAGAGCACAAGACGCTAGAGAAGCAGCAATGGATGAATACAGAAAACAGAATAAGCCCAGTGCCCTTGAAGAAATCTACAAGAATGTAAATCCTTCTAAAGGTGGAGGCGGAAATAAAGGCAACAATAAAGGCAACAATAAAGGCGGAAACGACCTGAAGAATGCTATGAACAAAGCCGTTCAGGATATTGCTAAAACTGGCGCAAAAGAACTATTCGAAACCGCAACATCTAATAAAGACAAGAATCAGAATCAGAATCAGAATAAAAACAAGAACAAGAATCGGAATAAGTAAAAAGAAAAGAAGATGATTAATGGCTCTATCTAATACCGCAACCCCTAAATATTACGGCAAGTTCCGGGAGGCTGTAATACGCGGAGAAATACCGGTGAATGAGTACATTTCGCTAGAGATGAATCGGATTGATAAACTTATAGAAAGTCCGATTTATTACTACGACGAGAAGGCAATAGACGGTTGGATCGCTTACTGTGAAAATGAGCTAACACTTACTGATGGATCCGACATGTTCCTTCTTGACACGTTTAAACTCTGGGCTGAAGAGATTTTCGGGTGGTATTACTTTATAGAAAAGTCGGTATACGAGCCGGGTACAGATGGTAAGCCCGGAAGATATGTGATGAAGACTGTTAAGAAGAGGCTCACACTTAAGCAGTTTCTAATAATTGGTCGAGGCGCTTCAAAATCGACTTATGTTTCAACAATTCAGAGTTACTTCTTAAATGTCGATCCATCCACTACTCATCAGATTACGACTGCTCCTACAATGAAACTTGCAGAAGAAGTTCTTCAGCCTATTCGTACATCTATTGTGAGAGCTCGTGGTCCGTTCTTTAAATTCTTAACCGCTGGTTCTATCCATAATACTACGGGATCTAAAGCAAATCGAGTTCATCTTGCTTCCACTAAGAAAGGAATCGAAAACTTCTTTACGGGATCACTTCTTGAAATTAGGCCTATGACTATTGATAAGTTACAGGGTCTTAAGACCAAAGTGAATTCAGTTGATGAGTGGCTTTCTGGAGCAATTCGTGAAGATGTTATCGGTGCCATTGAACAGGGTGCTTCGAAATTACCAGATTATCTTATCCTTGCTGTTTCATCAGAAGGAACTGTACGAAACGGTCCTGGGGATAATATCAAGATGGAACTAATCGACATCCTGAAAGGCGACTACATCAATCCTCACGTATCGATCTGGTACTATAGGCTAGATGATGTAAAGGAAGTTGCAGATCCTAAGATGTGGGTTAAGGCAAATCCGAATATCGGGAAGACTGTATCCGAGGAAGCCTATCGAATGGATGTTGAAAAGGCAGAACATTCTCCTTCAGCCAGAAACGATATCCTGGCTAAGAGATTCGGTATTCCGTCTGAAGGCTTTACGTACTTCTTTACATATGAAGAGACACTTCCTCATCGTAAGAAAGAGTATTGGCAGATGCCTTGCTCTATGGGAGCCGACTTATCCAGAGGTGATGACTTCTGCGCCTTTACATTCTTATTCCCTCTTGGCTATGGGAAGTTTGGAATTAAGGTCAGGTCATACATTACGAGCAACACACTTATGAAACTTCCAGGTGCCATGAGATTTAAGTATGATCAGTTTATTGAAGAAGGAACGCTTATTGTACTTGAAGGAACGGTTCTTGATATGATGGAAGTTTATGAGGATCTCGATAAGCATATTATGGATTTTCAGTATGATGTTAGATCCTTTGGGTTTGACCCATATAATGCACGAGAGTTTGTGCAGAGATGGGAACAGGAAAACGGCCCATTTGGACTTGAGAAAGTAATACAGGGAGCAAAGACAGAGTCTGTACCTCTTGGCGAGTTAAAGAAACTTGCTGAGGACAGGCTCCTTTTATTTGATGAGCAGCTTATGCAGTTCTGTATGGAAAACTGTGTTGCGATTGAAGACACTAATGGCAATAGAAAGCTTCGTAAACTTCGTGCTGATCAGAAGATTGATAACGTGGCTGCCATGATGGATGCATTTATTGCCTATAAACTTAACAAAGATTTATTTGAGTGAGGAATTTCAAAATGGGTTACTTTAACACAGTTGGCGTCTGGGTTCCTGATACGTATCTTTCTCACGAGGGACGATCTATCGATGACGGTGCTAAAGTTGGTAGTGGTAGATATAGAAAAGGATCAGGAAAACGTCCGAATCAACATGTAGGTAAAACTGGTGCCTTTGCAAAAAACTATTCCTCAGCAGCACAGATGGCTAAAGAAGTTGGAGAAGCTTATAGAAACGAAAAGGCAGCTATAAATGGTAATAAAGATGCTTTGGATGCTCTGAATCGTCGGACTGTTAGGAAGCTATCATCTAAACTGGATGCCGATAAAATATCTAAAGCAACAGGAATGGATAGGAGTTCTGTAGATGAGCAACTGAATAAAGCGAATAAGCCTAAGAAAATCACGATTCATGAAGCGGCGAAAGATGTAAGTGACGCCATGAGTGACCTGATGGACGACATCCTTATTCGTGGTGCACAGAATCGGCAAGGAAGAAAAGACGCAAATTATTATCTGAGGCATCCTGAAGAATCAGATGGTGTAGCATCCAAAGTATTAAATTCGAAAGGCAAGAGAGTAAGTGACTTGTATAAGGAAACTTATGACCTATTGTTTGCTCACGAAAAGTTAATTGATATGGAATCAGTTAATCCTCATGATTCTGGAGTTTACGATGGAAAAACGTTTAAGATGCTGAAAAATGCTTATGGCAGGGCTAAGAATCTTGAAAACGATGCAAAGTTTGATGTTAGAGCGACAGATCGGTCAAACGTGAACTATGTTATTAATTTGCGAGACGAATACGTAAATCTTAGAAAAGAGTACGCTGAAATCTCTAGGAAGCTAAGTAACGGCGGACTTGATTGGGACGAAGTAGAACGTGAGAGGGACATACACAGTAGAACTATCGCTATCGAAAAAGAACTTGACGAGTTGGCTAATAGGAGATAAAACGCATGAACGACTACAGAATGTACAGAGATCTTGTACGTCTTCAGAGAATACCTGGAGAGTATCTAGCACACGAAGGTAACGAGAATTCTGGCAGGTATAAGAGAGGCTCCGGAGAAAGACCGTTTCAGCATGAAGGTGACGGCTCTGTAAGGCCAGTCTCTTCAAAAGACGATAATAACGAGCCTACTCGTAAAGAAAAGAAGCTAATGAAGTATCAGTCCAAGCAGAATAAGAGAATAGATAAAAGATACGATAAAAAGCTTCTAAAATCTGAACGACGATCCGAGAGGCTTAAGAAAAAATATGAAAGAGTAGATAAAGCAAAGAAAGCTAAAATTAGGGACAAGTACCTCAAAGAACGTATCGAATATCATAAGGCCGAAATATCCAAAGCGTATGAAAAAATAGCCGTGAGTAAGCTCACGTATAAAGATGCTAAGAAAGAGAAGAATCTTTATCGTGGCACGGTATTGAAAGAATATGCTATGGATAGAGCTCTTGCAGATGCAGCTAAACGATACGACAGAGTACAGGGAAACACTCGCCATCAGACGCTAAATACCGTCGGGCTTATTGACATGGCTATTGATGCTAAAAAATATGGAACCCTATCGTACAGAGGACGGGGAAGTAAAGTCGTGTCAGATAAACGTCTAGAAGGTAAAGAAGAGGAAATTAATAAGAAAGCCCTAAAGCTTGCAAAAGCTGATGCTTCAAAGTTATCGAAGACTAGAAGACATTAAAAGTTAGGAGAATTTCAAAATGCCATTAAATTTAACAGATAGGGTGAAGTCCGCCTGGAACGCATTTACCTCTCGTGATCCGACAGATACGCCGTCTGTCTATTACGGGAGTTCTTATCGTCCGGATAGAAGGACTAATTACGTAGCGAATGATGCGTCAATCATTGAGATGATAAAAAACAGGATTGCAGTAGATGTAGCCCAGATTGATCTAAGACACGTTAAGAAAGACGATGATAATAACTATAAATCAGACATGCCGTCACAGTTAAATCAGATTCTTTCAGTAAGTGCTAATACTGATCAAACTGGGCGTGCTTTTATTCAGGATCTTGTTCAGTCAATGTTTGATGAAGGATGTATTGCCGCCGTACCACTCGAAACTGATTCTGACCCCGATAAAGGTACGTTTGATATCTTGTCGGTTAGAGTCGGTCAAATCGTCGACTGGTATCCAAAGCATATAAGGGTAAAAGTGTTCAATGAGATGACTCAGAAGAAGCAGGAGATTGTTGTACCAAAAGCAACAACTGCTATTATTGAGAATCCGTTCTACACTATCATGAACGCTCCAAACTCAACACTTCAGCGGCTCACTAGAACTCTTAGAAACTTAGATGTCCTTAACGAACAGAATGCATCTGGAAAGATGGATCTAATCATTCAGCTTCCTTATTCCTTAAAGTCTCCTTTAAAGCAACAGCAGGCAGAAGGAAGACGGAAACAAATAGAAATGCAGCTTGTAGGTTCCAAATACGGAATCGCTTATATAGACGCAGCTGAAAGAATTACTCAGCTAAATCGGCCTGTTGAGAACAATCTCTGGAAAGAAGCACAAGACCTAACGGCAATGCTATTCAACCAGCTTGGACTTACACAGGCTATTTTTGACGGCACGGCTGACGATAAGACTATGACGAATTATTACAACCGAACTGTTGAGCCGATTCTTTCTGCTATTGCTGAAGAGATGGAGAGAAAGTGGCTTACACAGACTGCCAGAACACAGCATCAAGCAATTCTGTATATCAGAGATCCGTTCAAGCTTGTATCTGTTAACGACATTGCTGAAATCGCCGATAAGTTCACAAGAAACGAGATTATGACGTCCAATGAAATCAGAGGTAAGGTTGGACTTAAACCTGTCGATAGCGATAGAGCAAACGAGCTTGTGAATAAGAACATTTCGCAGAAAGCTCTTGGCGTAGATCCTGGAGCTAATTCTACGACATCGGAAGGCGATACTTCTTCAGCATCAGAAATTCAAAATGAAGGAGAGGATGCTGAAGATGACAGCTAGAAAGGATAATTAAATATGGGAGAACGTTACGATTTCTGTGGTTACGCCACAAAGAACGATCTTTTATGCACTGACGGACTTACTATTCGTAAAGATGCATTTAAGAACTGCGACGGAGTAACAGTTCCTCTTGTTTGGAATCACCGCCATGATGATCCTGACATGGTTATCGGCCATGCTTTATTACAGAATCGTCCTGACGGTGTTTTTATGTACGGAAAATTCAATGATACCGAAAAGGGTAATACATGCAAGAAGATCCTTGAGAACAAAGACATTACAGGACTTTCTATTTGGGCAAATCAGCTAAAGAAGAAATCCGGCGATGTTCTTCATGGAGTGATTAGAGAAGTGAGTCTTGTACTTGCTGGTGCTAATCCCGGTGCTCTCATCGACTTCTCTCTTGCACACTCTGCTGAAGGTGCTGATGACGATGAAGTTTACATCTACTTGAATGGTGAAGACTTATCCGAACTTAAGCACGGTGACATTGAGTTTGAAGCTGCAGAAGATACTGCCGAAGAAGCAGAAGAAAAAGAAGAGGAGGAACCTGTTATGGCAAAGACAACTGAATACGATGAGCTTTCTCATGCTGATGAGGCAGAAGAGAAAGAAGAAAAGAAACCTGCAGAAAAGAAAACTGCAGAAAAGAAACCTGAAACCAATGATGAAAAGAAGTCCGAGGATGAAGAGACTGTAGAAGAGATCCTCGACACTCTGAATGAGAAACAGAAGATTGCTGTTAATGCCCTTCTCGCCGCTGTTATGGAAGACGATGACGAAGAAGAGGACGATGATGACGAAAAAGGAGAGAAAGATATGAAGCACAACGTATTTGAAAACGAGCATGAAGAGAACGTTCTGAGCCACGCCGACATTGAACAGATTTTCAGTGATGCCAAGAGACTGGGTTCTCTTCGTGATGCTGTAAATGAACACGCTAAGGATGGTGTACTTGCCCATTCCGTAACCGGTCCTGATGATTATGGTATCTACAGAGGCCAGGCTCCTGTATCCGGTGCTAAGTATGGCGTATATGATTCGTCCATGCTCTTCCCGGAGTTTAAGGCCGTTGACGCTACTCCTGAGTGGATCAGGAGAGACACTGCTTGGGCAGATGAATTCATTGCGTCCGTTAAGCACACTCCGTTTAGCCGCATTAAGACCGTAGCTGCCGATATCACCGCTGATGATGCCAGAGCTTTGGGATACATCAAGGGCAACATGAAGAAAGAAGAATTCTTCACCCTTATTAAGAGAACGACTGATCCGCAGACCATCTATAAGAAACAGAAGATGGATCGTGATGACATTATCGATATCACTGACTTCGACGTCGTCGCTTGGATCCGTGCCGAGATGAGAGTCATGCTGAACGAAGAGATCGCTCGTGCTGCTCTTATTGGTGATGGCAGATCCGGCTCTTCTGCTGATAAGATTTCCGAGTCTCATGTGCGTCCGATCGCTACCGATGCAGATCTGTTCTCCGTTAAGGTTTCGGTTACTGCTGGTACGACTGACGAAGATACTGCTAAGAACTTCATCAAGGCCGCTATTCGTGCTCGTAAGAACTATAAGGGTTCTGGCAATCCGGTTCTGTACATCAAGGAGGATATGCTGTCTGAGATCCTGCTTATCGAGGATGGCATCGGTCATCTGCTGTATCAGAACGAGACCGCTCTTATGACCACTCTTCGTGTCCGTAAGATCGTTCCTGTTCCGGTTATGGAGAATGTTACCATTCCGATCACTGTTTCTGGCACGACCACGAACCACGAGCTGTATGGCATTATCGTGAACCCGATCGACTATGTGATTGGTGCTGACAAGGGCGGCGCTATCAACATGTTTGACGATTTCGATATCAACTACAACCAGGAGAAATATCTGATGGAGACTCGTATCTCTGGTGCTCTGGTGAAACCGTACAGCGCTCTTGTTATGTACGCAGCAGCTGCTTCTAATGCTTCTAATGGTACTACCGAAGGCTGATAAATTTCAAAATGCGGAGATGAGTTAGTTATGGCTAAGTATGCGGGGACCGTCGGATATGCTGAGTTTAAAGAAACCGCACCCGACGTTCTTAAAGAAGTGATTGTTGAGAAGCCTGCTATTGGTGACGTGCTTAAAAACACAAGCAGATGGCAGGGAACGGAGCATCTAAACGATGACTTAGTTATCAGCAATCGAATAAGCATTCTGGCGGATCCGTATGCTTTGCATAATTTTCATCAGATCCGCTATGCAACTTACATGGGAACAAAATGGAAAGTGACTGATGTTGAGGTTGCTTATCCAAGACTGATATTGTCCTTTGGAGGGGTTTATCATGAGCAGACTAAAACTCAGTGAATGGCTTCATGCTATTTGCGATCATGTGTACTATCAACCTCCTTCGGGACATGAGATAGATTACCCATGCATCATCTATGAGAGGAGATCTGGCGACACTCTGTTTGCTAATGATCTCCCTTATAGATTCACATACAGTTACACGATTACAGTGATTGATCACGATCCTGACAGCACAATTCCTGAAGAAGTAGCAAAACTTCCGATGTGCAAGATGGACCGGGTGTTTTCAACTGAAAACCTTTATCACACTGTTTTTATACTGTATCTCTAACTGAATAATAGAAACTTAATTTCAAGGAGGAAATGACTATGCCTAATGCTCTTGTATGGGATGATACTGGAAATAAAAAGTTTGAAACTGGTACTAAAAAGGGCGTTCTGTTCGTGACCACTGACCAGGGTCAGTATGGCGAAGGCGTTGCTTGGAATGGACTTACTGCCGTTACCGAAAGTAACTCCGGTGCAGAAGAGACCGCTCTTTGGGCTGACGATATTAAATATGCTTCTCTTCGTTCTGCCGAGGAATTCGGCGCTACTATTGAAGCATATCAGTGCCCGAGAGAATTCTATGTCTGTGATGGTTCCGCTGAGGTACAGCCTGGCGTTATCATCAATCAGCAGGGTAGAAGATCCTTTGGCTTTTCTTATGTGACAACTATTGGTAATGATGTAGCCGGTACCAACTATGGCTATAAGATTCATCTTATCTATGGCGCTACTGCTTCTCCGTCCGAGAGATCTTATCAGACGATTAACGACTCTCCGGATGCCATTACGCTTAGCTGGGAGCTTACTACGACTCCTGTTAACGTAACTGGTCATAAGCCGACTGCTCATCTGATCATTGATTCTACCATGTTTACGACTCCTGAACAGAAAACGAAACTCACTGAATTCGAAGAGATCCTTTATGGCTCCACGACTGCAGCTTCTCGTCTTCCGCTTCCGGATGAGGTAATTACCAAGCTTACCTGAGAGTGATTGATTCTATGAGGGGCTGCTAATCACAGTGGCCCCTCTAATATTGGTGAAAGATAGTTGAAAGGAGAACGACACTATGTTTAAGCTTCCGATTACTTATACCACTTATGATGGTACAGAGAAAACGAAAGATTTTTATTTCAACTTGACTAAGGGTGAAATCGCTGAACTTAACTATGAGATTCCTGGTGGTTTTGATGCGTTCCTTGAAAGACTTAAAGACGATCCGGAAGTGTCTGATATTGTCCAGGTCTTTAAGAAACTGATCCTTAAGTCATATGGAAGACGAAATGCAGAGAACAAGTTCGAGAAGTCCGATAGATTTACGCGGGAGTTCGCAGCATCGGATGCATACTCTGAACTGTTCCTTAAATTCCTTGAGAACGAGGATGGCTTCGTTGATAAGTTTCTTGAGAATGCTATTGGTATTCCGTCCGGTAAGCTCCAGGAGACGCTGCAGGAGAATACTGAGCTTAAAGAAACAGTGGAAGCCATTCAGTCAAGCGAATTCTAATAGATTGGAGATGTATAGGAATGCCTAAAAAGATAGTAATTCCAGCAATGGATGACCTATGGAATTCCGAAACTAATGAGTTTATTTCTATAAAAGAACAAACTCTTATCATTGAGCATTCCTTGGTCTCAATTTCAAAATGGGAGCAAAAATGGAAAAAGCCGTTTCTTACAGACGAAGATAAAACAGGTGAAGAACTTTTAGACTATGTGAAATGCATGACGATTAATAAAGTCAATGAACTTGTCTACAGTGTTCTTCCGATTTCAGTTATGCAGGAGATCAACGAGTACATCGGAGATCCTATGACTGCCACTACATTTAATCAGAGAGGAAATATGAAGCCGAGTAGGGAGATCATAACCAGTGAACTCATCTACTACAACATGATTATGTATGGAATACCTGTAGAGTTTGAGAAGTGGCACTTAAATAGACTTATTACTCTCATTAGAATCTTTGCTATAAAAAGTGAAGGTAATAAGAAGATGTCTAGAGCTGAAGCAGCTGCTTATCAGAGATCTATAAACGAAAGCAGATTAAGAGGTCACAGGAGGTGAGTGACTTATGCCAAGAATTAAGATCACTCAAAAGGGAGACTTTAAAAAGACTGTCAGCCTCTTAAACAGAATCAGTGAAAAGGCATTCATTGAAAAAGTAGCAAAATATGGAGAAGAGGGTGTAGAGGCACTTAGAGCAGCTACTCCAAGAAGAACTGGTAAAACAGCGGAGTCTTGGAGCTATAATCTCTATCTTAATAATGCCGAAAACACCCTCTCTATTATTTGGAGTAACAGTAATGTTAACAAATGGGCTAATGTTGCTGTTCTTATTCAGTATGGACACGGCACAAGAGGCGGAGGCTATGTCCAAGGTATAGACTATATCAATCCTGCTATGGAACCTATTTTTCAGAAGATGGCAGATGAGCTTTTCAGGGAGGTGACAAGAGATGGCTGATGTTGAACAGAGAATACTAGAAATGAAGCTTGACAGTAGCGATCTTGAAAAGAACGCCGAGTCATCTATTAAAACCATCCAGAAGCTCAATGATGCTATGAAGTTCGATGACGCAACTAAGGGCTTTGCGGATCTTGACAAGTCGATTAAGAATACCTCATTTGAGCCACTAAATAAGGGGATTAAGAGTATACCTGTCGACGCTTTAAATAAGTCACTTAAATCGTCCGTTGATTATCTTATCAGTTTCAAGAATACTGTTAAGAAAGCGTTCTTTGAGGAACTAGCAAGGCCAATAGCGCAGTTTCCGATGCAGGTTGCTAATTTTGTAGTTAAGCCGTTCAAATTGCTTGGCGAAACGATTAATCTTGCAAAAACAAAAGGTTGGACAAGGGCAACGAACATCGACCAGGCTAAGTTCCAGCTCGAAGGCCTTGGAGCTAACGTTGAAGAACTTGATGAAGCCATTTCAAATTCAGTACAAGATACTGCGTACGGATATGATGAAGCTGCGAAAATAGCATCTTCGTTTTATGCGACAGGCATTAAAGACGCCGCTCAGATGGAAAAGTATCTGAAAGGCGTATCGGGTGTAGCAGCAATGACAAACGCTGAATATGGCGATATTGGTCGTATATTCACAACAGTTGCCGGTCAAGGTAGGCTGATGGGAGACCAGCTGAATCAGTTGGCGGCTAAAGGTCTTAATGTTCCTGCTACACTTGGTGAACAGTTACATAAATCTGAAGCGGAAATCCGTGAAATGGTGTCAAAAGGTGAAATCAGCTTCGACATGTTTGCTAATGCGATGCAAGAAGCGTTCGGCGATCATGCTAAAGACGCCAATAAAACTTTTGAAGGTTCAATGGCCAACATGAAAGCAGCTATTGGTCGAATTGGTGCTGATTTCGTAACTCCGATCCGTCAGATGGCAATTCCGATTTTCAATCGGCTTAAAGATGTCTTTAACGGAATCAAAGCAACGATGAAAGAAAAAGGCATTTACGATAATTTCACTCGTCTTACGGAAAACATAACTAAGCTTTTTACCACTATATTTGGAGCGCCTAAATCAGAAGAGGGGACCAAGGCTTTTAATTGGATTATTGACTTTGCCAGTACGATTTCATCAAAAGTCGCTCAGGCTATTGATTTTATTAATGGGATAATTGAAACCATCATTGGATTCTTTGAGCCAGTAGTCAGTGTTGGAGAAAAAGCTACTGAGACTGTCGAAAAAGTTACTGAAAGTATAGAGTCTGTCGACGAACTTGCTCATCGAGTTATTTCTGGTGAATTCGGAAACGGTGAAGACAGAAGAAAAGCTCTTGAAGGCATTGGAGCTTCTTATGAGAGAGTTCAAAATAAAGTTAATGAACTTCTTGGATGCTCATTTAGATATGAAGTAGCTGAGGAAGAAGGCGCCAAAGCTACTGAAAAAGCCGCCGATGCTGTTGAAAAGAAAGCAACATTATTCGATAAGTTAACCGAAGCTCAAACCACGATGGGCGAAACCATTAAATTCGCGTCTGATTCGTTTCAGCAGTTTAAGCGAAATATTGATATGAACTTCGCCATAGCCAAAGGAAGAAAAGCTCTTGCCGGTTTTGGAGCCGCTATCAACATTGTAGTTGGCGGGGTTAGTGCTTTCGTTAAAGGCGCCGCGGCTGGGTTTATTGAGGCGCTTAAAACTATTGGCAGGTGGTTACTTACTGCGGGTGCAGCTATTGGCGATTGGTTGATAAAAGTCGATGCGTGGATTAAGCAGAATAAGATCTTCGAAAAGGCTCAGACAAAAATCAACAACGCGATGGGAAGATTCAATACAGTTCTTAAGGGTGCTGGCAAAGTTGGTGGAACCGTCATCGATGTTATGAAGAGCGGCTGGTCTAAAGTTGGCTCAGTTCTGACTCAAGCTAAAGAAAGTACTCAGGGCTTCATGGCTGAGTTTAAACAAACCAGTGCTTTTCGTAGATTGACGGTCATTTTCGGAGAGATTAAGAGGCAGGTTATTGAACTTAAGGATCAGGCGATTCAGAAGGTTTTGGATTTGATTGAGAAGTTCAAAGGAACTGAGATTAAACTTCCGACGTTAGATGCCGATTCCTTTGCCAAATCAGTTAGTGATAAGATTAACTGGATTCTTGATCACATATCGAAGCTTAAAGAATCTATTAAGGGAATCTTTAAAGGTGGAGAAGGAGGATTCGGAAAGGGCACAATTGGAGCTTCTATTAAAGGCTTCTTTGAATCTACGAGCTTTCAGGACGGTCTTTCTACAGTGACGGATCTTCTTGGTAAAGCTAAAGATGCGATCGTTGAATTTTTCAAAATATTCGGTGAAAATGCCAGCACACAGATTTCAGATACAGGTGAAGCTTTTGGAAACTTCGCTACAGCGGCTAAAGGCTTTGGAGGAGATCTTGTTTCTGGAGGTAAAGCTAAACTTGATGAATTCATGGCATGGCTTAAAGAGATGTCTCCTACATTCAAGGAAGTCGGCAAATGGATTCAGATTGCTGTTGGTAACTTCACTGCCCTTAAAGCAATCAAATCTTTCTGGAATCTTCTTGACTGGGCCAAGAAAGGCGGAGAAGTTCTTGATAGCGTTAAGGGTACTGTCGACAGTGTAAAGGGCGTTATCGAATCCTTCGGCGGTATCTTTAAATCCGTTAGTTCTTCTATTCAGACATTAACCACCAGCCTTACAGAAATAGGAACAGCTTATAAAAAGAACCTTAAAGCCACAGCTCTTCTTAAGACCGCTGTTGCAGTTGGTATCTTCGCAGCTGCTTTATGGGCTCTTGGTCAGCTTTCATGGGATCAGCTTAAAGTCGCTGCCGCTGGCATTGCTGTTATTACTGGTGCTATTGCACTTCTTCTCGGAGTCCTAGGATCATTTGGAGTACTTGGAGGTGGAAGTGGCAGCATAAAAGGAGCTTATGCAGACCAGCTCGGTGAGTTCCTCATGGGCATCAAGGACGGTGTGAATAAATTCCTTAAGAAAGCAGGATCAGCAATGATGTTCGGTGCTTTTGCTGCCGCTATTGCAATCCTTGCTCATACTCTTAAGTCCATCGGTGATATGAAGTGGGAGCAGATAGCGAAAGGACTTGCCGGTATTTTAGGCTGTATGATGGTTCTTATGGCTGCTATGGCTATAATGGCTGGCATAACCAAAGTCATGGGGAAAGATAAGTTCTCAGCTAAACAGGCTCTCATCATGCTTTCTCTTGCTGCCACAATTATGCTCGTTGGTATGTCTGTTAAGAGACTAGGAAAACTTGGCAAAGGACAGCTTACAAAAGGTCTTGTCGCTGTCACTGTAATAGCTTTCGTTCTTGGAGCCATGATGGAACTTTCCAAGAACACGAAAGATGCCAAGCTAGGACCTATTCTAGCAATGACATTAGCTATCGGAACCATAGCTCTTGCTGTAGTAGCTCTTTCTCTCCTCCCAACTGATAAGTTAGCTGCCGTTACAACAGTCATGACAATTCTTATGGGTGCGTTCGCTCTTATGATGGCAGCTTCTGGCCAGATGAAGGGCGGCGGAGCATCTATGATAGCAGGTATCGTTCTCATGGGACTTGTGCTCGGTGAGATTGCCGCTATTCTTTATCTATTTACAAGCGATCAAAATATTGATGCGGATAAGATGCTTAAGGTTAGCGCATCAATATCTCTGCTTCTTGGCGTTATGGGTGGCATTACTCTACTATGTCAGACTCTTGGTCATTCTGGTCTTGGCGGGTTAGCGGCATCGGCACTTGGTGTGATAGATATAGCAGCAGTAACTGCTCTTATAACTGGTATTGCTGGAGTTGTTGGGTACCTGGTTGGCGACAATATCAGCGAAGAACAGATTGAAAAAGCAGAGACAGGCCTTCATATGATAGGTAGAATACTTACTGCTATAACTACTGAATTTGGACAGATGATAGGCGGCTTCTTTGGCGGACTTATCGGTGGTTCTTTAACCGGACTTACTGAGAATTTACCTCAAGTTGGTCAAAAGCTGTCTGATTTTGTAGCGAGCTTAGGTACACTTGCGACAGGAGACGGTCCATCATTTGCTGGCTTTAAGAATTTAATGGGATTCTTAAAAGATCTTGTTGACATGTCTGATAAGAACACCATGGACAATCTTATCAATAATTTCCTTGGAAAAGGAGACAGTTCTCTTATAAGCTTTGGTGAAGACTTAAACGTCTTCGCTGTGCTCATGGGAATGTACTCGGAAAAGATTCAAGGGGTTAATGAAGAGACGATAAACAAGACCTCTCAGGCTATAAGCACAGTCACTAAATATGCAAACGACGTTCCTGAAGTCGGTGGACTTATGGATCTCTTCACAGGAGATAGTAGCCTCATCACATTTGGTAAAGAAGCCGTTGCATTTGCGGTTTATATGGTTGCCTACTCCAATGAGATTTCAGGTATGAATGTTGGGGCAGTGATCGGCACTTCTCTCGCCGTTAACTCTGTTATGCAATATGCAAATGCGGCTCCTACTATACATGGAAGCGATTCGATTCTTGGTAAACTAATCGGCGACAACAGTTTAACCGCACTTGCTACTGGTCTAGTTCCATTTGCTCAGGCAATGGTTGCCTATTCCTGGATTGTATCCCAGCTTAATTCGTCTGCAGTAGAGCAATCATCGAAAGCGGTTGGTATTATTACTGACTTTGCTAATGCAATTCCAAACATTAGACTTGTCAACACGATAGCGGGGCAGTTCTTTGGATCTAATTCGTTCGAAGCACTTGCTACGGGTCTTAAAAGCTTCGGTGAAGCTATGGTCGAATACGGAAAAGTAGTCGGAGGTGATTCCCTCGATACGAAGGCTATTGAGAACTCTGAAACCGCGGGTAAAATCATCACTGCCCTTGCCGATAGTGTACCGAATATGCATGACTATGATACGGTTCTTGGAAAGTTGGTTGGCGATAACACACTTATCACTCTTGGAACAAATATTGAATCGTTTGGCACTTCTATGGTCAATTTCTCAAATACACTTGGCGGAATCGAGAACATGAGCGACGTCGAGTCCATGCTTAATAGGGTTCAGGATATTCTTTCACTGTTTGGCATGTTTTCAGATGAACTAATGAACTACGACGCGACACAAGCTGGAGCAGCCGCTAACGCACTTACAGGTGAACTCGAAGGTATCTTCGAATACTTCTCTACAATGTGGGGAGATGAAAACCTTACCGAAGACATTAAAAACGGAGGTAAGACTCTTTGGGAACGCTTTGTGGAAGGTATTAAAGAAGCCGCTGGAGAAGCTGGAAACGAAGGCGGCGGTCTTGCTACGATTATGGCTGGATTTGCATCAACTGGCAGCGAAGGCGGAGAAGGACCCTTAATGACTACAGGTAAGTCCATGGGTGAGCAGCTTATTCTTGGCGTCAGATCGGCGTTTGAAACAGATACCACATTCTCAGGAACTGATATACCGACGTTTGTTCTTACAGCTCTTGAATCTGCTAATACGGCTCTTTCAACTCTTGGACCATCTACAGTATCGCCCGGTGTTCGTGTGACTATGAGCGCTGTTGGACGTGCTATTGTTGCATATGGTCCGATTCTTCAAGGCAAAATCAGAACCATTTGTAATCAGATGAAGTTCGTGCTTACTTCATATGCAGCTCAGTTTGAATCAGCAGGAAAGAATCTAGTCCAGGGACTTGCTAATGGTCTATCAAAGAATGCATCTATTGCAACATCCGCAGGTTCGAAGGTTGGTAACGATGCCAAGAATGCCATAAACAAGGCAGCTGAAGTAGCGTCACCGTCCAAAGCAACTGAAAGAACAGGTAGATTCTTAGATGAAGGTCTTGCTAATGGTCTAACGAAGAATCTGTACCTTGCAACGAACGCCGCTACTTCTGTTGGTGCTTCAGTAGTAGGAACTATGCAAGAGTCTTTCGGTGATCTTAATGCTGCAGCTGAAAATGCTGGTATGGAGATCTTAAATAACTTAACATCCGTCTATCAGTATGTCGGTTCTGTCATTGAGAACGCCATGGATGTGGATCCAAGAATCACTCCTGTTATGGATTTGTCAAATATTCAAAATGGAGTGGGTTCTATTAACTCTATGCTCGGTGGGTCTACGTATGGACTTGGTGGTCTTGCTTATGCGAGATCTATGTATCCTGGAACATACATGAATCCTGCTGCTATGGGCGCTGGAAACAACAATGATATGTTCGCTGTAGTTCAGGGTATTAGAGGAGACCTTAATACTCTTGGACAGGCTATGACTAACATGCAGATGGTAATGGATTCTGGAGCACTAGTTGGTTCTATTTCTGGTGGGATTGATAAAGAACTTGGAACGGTACAGAAACTTAAAGAGAGGTGGGCATAATGTCAAATCATTCGATGCAGATTATTCCGGATAACGTAGATATCTTCTCTAATTTTCTAGAGCAGAAGTTTAACGGGATAAATACATTTGATAACTGGCATCTTATGCCTACTTCAAGGATTGTATTTTCACCTCCTGCACCAAAGACAAACTATATTGATCTCCCTGGAGCTAATGGATCCATCGATGCTACGGAAGCACTAACTCCCTATCCGGTCTACAGCGATAGGACAGGTTCCATTGAGTTCTATGTCTTAAATGGTAAATCCATCCTTTCTGAAAATAGAAGAGACCAGACTTGGAGTAAATACGGAGTCTGGAACTCAAGATATTCAGAAATCATGGACTATATGCATGGTCGGAAAGTGAAAGTGATTCTTGATGATGACAGGGAGTACTTCTATCGTGGGAGGCTCTCTGTCAATCAGTGGAAGTCAGATAAGACATGGTCTAAGATCACTTTCGATTATACTTTCGAACCGTATAAGTATGAGATTCTTAGCAGCCTTGACGATTGGCTTTGGGATCCGTTCTCATTTATTGACGGTGTCGTTAGAAGAAGACAAGATTTCGAATTTACTGTTGGTCCTGAAGATACTGTCCACTATGTCAGAATTCCGAATAGGTCAATGCCGATTACTCCGAGATTCATTTTTCAGGCTACAAAACTCGTTTCTGGTAAGGCGGATGTTAGAATTGCTAACTACGATCCAGCAGATGACCCTGCAGACGATCCGATACCGATTAAACAAAGATCTGTACTTCTTACCGATACAAAACAACACTCGTATAGGTTTTATGATGTTGAGCTACAGGAAGGCATGAATGTGATTGGCATTAATATACCTTTCGATGGAGAAGCTCCTGGGTCTGAGGTTAAGGTTCAAATCGATTTCAGAGGAGGAAGACTCTAATGTATAAAATTACCGTTGATGGCGAGACAATACATATGAGTGGTACGCATTATCGAGACTTTATCGCTATTGCTGCAACACTCAACTTGACCATAAACTCGTCAGGTCAGTTATCCATTACACTTCCTCCTAATAATGTTGGCGTTCAAAATGGATTGATGAAAAAACTTAAGTCAATCGTAAGAGTGTTTAAAGACAATGAGCTTATTTGGAAGGGCAGAATATTAGATTCTTCAAGAGACTTTATCGGACGATGTACTTATAAATGCGAGGGGATGCTGTCCGTTCTTTGTGATTCAGTAGTAAGACCTCAGAGTACAAAATACGATACAGTCTCTTATGCTCCTGATGCGTTTTTTAAAGATCTTATACAAAAGCACAATACTCAGATGAGCGCATCTGCCAAACAGTTTTCTTTTGTGGTCGATGGCATCTCTTCAACGAAAAGGAAGTTTCCTGTTGGCGCCTATGAGAATACTTTTGATTATATTCAGTCTAATTTCCTTAATAACAATGATATAGGCGGAATAATGTATCTTGGTGGAAATGACCTTAAGACGATTTATTATCTTTCTAATAAAAGAGCTGAAGATACTCTAACATCTACTCAAAACATAGTATTCGGTGAAAATTTACTTGATCTAACGGAATACATTGACGCTTCTCAAATCTATACGGTACTTATTCCTATTGGAAAAGACAATTTAACGATTAGGAAAGTAAATAACAATAAGGATTATGTAGAACCTGAGAAATCTACATGGATAAACACGTTTGGCCGAATATACCATCAGGAGACTTTTTCTGATATCGAAAAGGCATCTGATCTTATGAAAAAAGGCAAGAGATTTCTGGAAGAGAGTTTGAGCAAAAACAATATTACGATTGATATCTCTGCATTCGACTTAAGTCTTATTGATGTAGATGCTGGAGAAATCAAGATAGGACATTACACTCGTGTTATCTCTCCGATCCATAAGATGGACAATGCGTATATTTGTAGTGGCATAAATATGGATCTTTGTAACCCAGCGAACAGTACATATACATTTGGGCAGAGTCCTGAAAGTAGCTTTACAGGTAAACAGGTTCTTTCATCTAAAAAGATCGACGCTATAGGTAAATATGGTGCTACGGAGCCGACGCCAATAACAGATCTTGAAATCGACTGGGACTTTGCTAACACTGAATATGGTTATGACGATTATACGGTTAACGACGGGAAGTTCTATTATCAAACCGGTCAATGTCATCTGGAATTCAAAATGACGTGTACTAAAGCAACAGAATGGCAGGCGGATGCAGGGGCCATTTACTTTGCAATAGATGCGGCAAATGCTCCTAAATATGCAGTCGAGGGATCAGCTACTATGGTTAATGGTACTGCTAAGTATTTCGTAGATGTGCCTTCGGCAGATAATCCAGGTCCAGACGAACAGAACCGTATATATATTTGCATCGGAAGATGGAATACTTCAGGAACTACACCGGCAGGTTCTGTTCTAACCTGTTCAATGTCCTGGACACCAGTAGGAGGAGAATAATATGGCGGATATTTCAACTGAATTACAGGCTATAATGGATGCTGTCTATGGCGAAGAGGTTAGAGGAAGTATCCACGATGCCATTGAAAAGATAAATGAAGTTTCGGAAACTAGTGCTGAAGAAGCTTTTGATGCATTAGAAACAGCAAATCAAGCTAACGCTACAGCAAACGATGCTAACATTTATGCTCGGTCTGCTAACAATAATGCTAATGCTGCGGATACTAAAGCTACAAATGCTGAAACTACTGTTCTTGTTATCAGTAACACTAAAGTTAACTGGCCGAGAAATGAAAGGGATTATGTAACATATGGTGAAAACGGTCAGTTACTTGTAACAAATGGAGACGGTACTACCAGATGGGATGATGGATTGGATCCGGAAGCTATTGAGGATGCCGTCGATACTTACCTCGATGAGCACGGTGTTGAGACGACGTTTGACATTGAGGATGATAATCAGGGTAATGTTGAGTTCGTTGGATCTAACACTGAAATTGGACAGCTTAAAGAGAACGTGCAGAGACTGGTATCTGATGTACCTGTAACTGGTCAGGAAGGAAACGTACTTACTTGGCATGCGTATGGCAACTCCTTTGATGCTCAGGGTATTAACGCTCATGTGACTAACGATGGGCATGGTAATGTCACGATCGATGGAGAAGTCGGTGAACTCCTTGCCGATGTCGTGAGTGATGGTGAAGGTAGAGTGGAGTTAGTCGGTGTAGGCATTGATGAAAGAATAGAGCCGGTTAACGTTTTGACACTTGGCGTCAAAAATGATGGCTCTGTTGACTGTTCGTCGATTATTAATTCTGCTACTCAAAATCATTCCTTATACTTTCCCGCTGGAATTTATCGCATCGACAATGAATTAAGATTAGTTCATTCCATTCATGGTGCTGGATACAATAGAAGGTTTAATATCGATCCGACTTTTACTGTTTTTAAAAGCAATATTGCAAACGCTACTTCAAGCACAGCCGTAATACGAGTCGTCGGAAAAGGATCCGGTTCGAATCTTTTACGCGGTATAGAAATCGACAACATTGATATTAAACTTTCTGGAGGAGACGAATCTGGAATCATAATACAAACTAGTGATAAAGAAGCGCTTTCTATTCATCATGTTGGCATCAAGGATATCGGTAACGCATATGGAATATGGTGCTGTCCAACAGTTACGACAAGCAGATTAGTGTTTATCGATAACTGTACCTTATACGGTAGCTATAGGTATGTTAATTCAACGGGTATTCTAATAGACAGGAACGCCTTAGATTCGCGGATCACCAATACGGAAATTCTTGGAGTAAAAAAAGGAATTTGGCAAAAAGTAAATCTTCTTTATATAGCAAATCTTCATATTTGGACTGGATGTAGGTCTGAGGAAGATACTGACGACTGGTGGTCTACTACTGTCGGTATTGATTGCTCTACTGATATAATTGAGTCAGTCATTCTTAATGGAACTAATGTTTATATAGACAGCAGTCATCATTATATAGAAGCCTGGAGAGGAGCGTCAATTAATTTAACGAATGTCCTTGTGTGGATGGATGGATCCATGGAAGGTTCATCATCATATGATGGTCAGTTTGTGTACGTTAGAGGAGATTCTTTAGAAAAAAATATATTCATTAATGGCCTTTCTGGATTCTTTGGAGAAAGAACAGAAACCATTATGACTAACACGGTTTCGTTTAGAAATGTTAAATTAATCATTTCTGAAAACGATGATTTAGTATCTGACGCAGATGCAAAACGATTTCCGGTTACTTCGTATATAGAAGACAAAGAGTTTAGTTTCAGTGATTATGGAGGCGCTAATACTTATATAGAAATAGCTAGGGCGGTTTTAAGGCCACAGAATAAAATATCGTTTGAGTTTAGTTCGACGGGAAATGATATTATTTCTTTTTATCTATCGACGGATTCTATCGGGAATTTAAAAATATTAAAACAGCAGGATGGTGGAACTGCTGACTATTTCTTTAGTTACAATCAAGCAAATAATATTGTGATTGTGTATAGGAAAAAGTACTCTAGCGATGTAATGCATGGAAAAATAAAAGTATTAAGTGCTACGTATTCCGCTGGACTTTTGAATTATTCTTCCATTCGTGTGTTCGGCAGAAAAACACTAGACAGTGAAGCAACCTTGTCAAAAATAACCGCTAAGAAATCTGGAGAATGCATAATTATAGATGACGTCAGTAATTTCTCTAATACTCTGAGCATGCTTGACGTTAGAAAAACGTATATGGTGTATCTTACCGAACCGGTTACAAGTATGATTACTAACTCAAAAGTGTCGTCTATATTCAAAGGTAATTTGTTTATCATTGCTTCCGATGCTGTTGACTTTATTGGTGGAAGCGGTGGAGACTTATACATGATCCGAACAGATATTAACGGCGTGATAAAGATATCCCAGAAAGCCACAATGACCGCCATTTAACACTCAATCTCCTCATGGCCTCAAAACCTGGGGAGATTTTTAGGTAGAGTTACTGCTGCGTTACTATAGGTGAATGATGGAAGCGCCTATGGTAACAAGCACAGTAACTCTACCTACTTCTAAAAAACTTTAAAAAACTTCAAAATAAAACGAATTCAAAGACTCAAAAGGAGGAAACAATATGCCTAATGAACAGATGTCAACACTAACAGCGGGTGGGGTGACGTATGAGATTGTGGATAGTGCCGCTAGGAAAGTTGCCTTCTCAGAACCAGTGAATGTTTTATCGCTGGGTGTGAAAAATGACGGATCTGAGGATTGTTCCTCTATTATCAATGCCGCTACTGAGAACTATTCGTTGTATTTTCCAGCTGGGATTTATAAAGTTAGCCACACAATTAACGTAAAAAATCCTATTTATGGTGCTGGATACAGTAGAAAAAATGCGGTTAGTGAAAAGTTTACTTGGCTCGTATCGGATATGGACTCTTCGGATGCTCTTATTTACATAAGTGGAACAAACAATGTTAACATAGAGAATCTTAATCTTAAGCTAAACGAAGGCGAGATAGGAATACATGTTCATGACACCAGACAGTATAATAAAGTCCATAATGTGAACGTAACGAATGTTTCTTCACATGGCATACTTGTCGAAAATACTACGCAGAGTTTAGCTTCGAGAAGCACTTTTATCGATAATTGTAGTGTATTTGGTACAGCTATTTTTAATCCGGTTTCTATTGGAATTGAAATTTCAGGAAATGTCGGTGACTGCAGAATGTCAAACATCGAAGTAATGGGATGTTCGTCCGGTATTTGCCTAAATAACCATATAGCCTACATGTCAAATGTGCATATATGGTGTGGATGCATAAGCGGAAGTGACAGTAATAATGAGTGGTCTGCTAGTAAAGGTATTATGTGCCAAAACGGTGCTAGATTACTAGCGACAAATATCTACATAGATACTGCTTATAATGTATTATATGCTGGTGGTAATGGATCGTGTATTTTTATAGATAATTTCTTTTTTACTGAAGACTCTACTAATGATGGATGCAGTCAGTACGAAGGTTCAGTTGTATTTACAGATAATCAGTATAGCCGTATTGAGATAAATGGCGGATATATTAATTATAAGGGCAATTCTGAATCCCCGTCTCATGTTTCAAGGCTACATAATCGTGTTGCCGTTAATTGTACTTTTACGAATGTGGTTATGGTAGGTGATTATGATATAAATATCGCCAATGCCGATAAATTCAGTCCGTATAGAAGTGGACGAACCCGTACAGCTAATTATACTTTAAAACTGGTTAATAGCACAACGGAAGATTTATATGTAGAAATAGCTAAATTTCCACAGTTAAATAATAAAAGAGGAAACGCACGCCTAGCAGTTCTTACCGATTATGGAGACTGGGCAACAATTAAAATGGGTAAGTTCGGTTCATCACAAACTGCTTTCTCTATTGAGAGGGGCTCAGAGACGTTTTTCGATTTTTACTACAAATACGATTCTACTATTGGTACGATTATTTACATTAAGTTGCCTCAAACTTCTTCTCAAATGGCGGTCTATGTAACCGTCGATAGTATAACGTCACTACAGTATAATTGTATAGATTATTCATTGATTAGACGGAGATCTAACGACGGCGGAGATAACGAAGTAATTAGAGAGACATTAAACAGCAGCAGCGGATTAACGAAGATCCAGTAAATAAATTCTAAAAGAGTGTACTAAGATGCTCTCCACTAATACACCATTAGTACACTCTTTATGCTTAGAATCCAGTAAATTAGGCTATTTCAGCTACTAACTCTTTCCTTTCCCTAATTTCAAAGAGTGGCTAAAATTAAGAAAACCAAGTATTTATGCGGGTTTCAAGAGGTCACTCGATGAAGAAAAATGTAAGAAAAAGTGCGTCATTAGTACACTACTCGTACACTGGCGCATTTTTTCTTTACGTGGGAAAGATAATTATTACAGCGGCTTTATTTTTTTTTTACTTGATTTTACTGATCTCACTATGAAGCCACTTAATTGATCTCTCTGTATAGACCCTCTCTGTAATGTCAGAAATAGCATGTCCTACGATAAGCTTAATTGCGTACTCATCTACGCCTGCTTCTTTTGCTAAAGTGACAAAAGTCTTTCTTCCATCATGGAGCCTATGAGACTCGTTTATTCCAAGTTCCATAAAGCATTCCTTGTATCTCGTCTTAAGAATCTGATACGTAATCTGTCTCTTTCTCTTATCGCCTATCACAAATAGATAAGTTCCGTTGCTCAAAATAGATTCGTTATAGTGAGACTGAATGAGCGGTCTTATCCTACTGTGAATAGGGACTTTACGCTCTTTACCAGCTTTAGTTTTAGATCCTCCTTTTATCGTGTAATCTGTCATATTTACATTCGATAAAAGAAGGTTACACATCTCATTAGGTCTCCACCCCATATAGCACTGGACGAGTATCATATCGACTATAAGAGACTTTCCAGCGTTCTTCCAGAGTATCTCAAGCTCTTCTTTTGAATACGAAATATGAGGGTTCTCTGCTTCCTGATCTGGGAGTCCAGTTCTTACATCTCGTACGACATTTCGATCCGCGTATCCGTACTCAACGGCGTAATCAAACATCATTGAAAGAACATACTTTATATTCTTTTTAACATTATCAGATGCTTCTGTAACTACTCCAGAACGTACTTTAACCGGTTTATCAAGAAGTCTTCTTATGTCAGGAGCCTTTATTTCACGAACGAATCTACTGCCAATTATATCGATACAATAGTCGTACGCCGCTTTAATTCCGTATTGTCTTGATGAGGATACTGATGGTTTATGTGCTTCAAACCACTTCTCATATAGCTCGTTAACAGTCATGTCACTGTCATACTCGTACGGGTTATCGTGGTATTTGATTAGAGCTGCATATGCTTCGTTATACGTCTCAAAATAGGCTTCTGGTTTAAGTAGCTTTCCTATAGGTTTACCGAAGTCGTCTTTCCCGGTGGATACCATTACTCGATAGGGTTTTCGTAAATGACGTCCTTTAAGATAAGTGATTCGTCCAAAGCCATTTGGAAGTCTCATGCGTTTCTTTTTGCTGTTAGACCTTGGGTGAGTGATAGCGGTTTCTTTAAGTGGGTAGCCGCATCTAGGACAAGACACAGCTTTAGTAGATACCATATTATTACATTCTGGGCATTCAGTTAACAATTTTTACACCTCCTATTAATTTTTCTTAGTTTCGTGGATTTTAGATATTGACGAACGCCAAGAAACCCTATATAATCCATCTTGAAGCTTCAAAGGAGAAACCAGACGGGTATATATAGGGCATTCTATAATATGGATCCTAAGCAAATCCTATTTTAGATTACTTTCTAACACTTGTCAAGGGTTTCTCCTATAAAAAATTAAAAATTAAATAGGAGGAAGAGAAAAAAATGGACATCTACGATAGGGTTTTAAGGTACTGTGAGGAGGAGAAGTTAACCGTTAAAGAGTTTGAGGAGAAGTGCAGTCTCGGAAATGGAGCTGTAGGCAAATGGAAAGAAGGAAAGACAAATCCATCTATCAGAACTCTTTCGAAAATTCAAAATAAGACAGGTATCTCTATCGGATACTGGATCGGAGGTATCTTATGAATCAGGATGTAAGAGAAGTCGGTTCAGTTCCAGTGTCAGTTGCTGCAAGAGTCTACGGTAAAGATCCTTCCTGGGTTCGAGCTGGAATAATATCTGGATGGCTTCCGATCGGTAAAGCAACAAGACGAGGGAAAGAAGTCACAGATATTCGTGAAATGGATTCGAGGCTTGGTCGGATCAACTACTATATCTCACCAAAGAGACTATATGAAGAAACGGGCTTCGTATGGAGGGGTAAGTAATGTACGATCTACCAGTCCATAGGTACAGGGAGCTTAAGCACTTTTGCCTTCAGTACCATGATATGAAGGAAGAGATCGAGAGACTGTCTAAGGAGGGCTTCGATCAAACTGGTACAGCCTCTTCTGATGAAACAGGAAGAGTCGCATCTTCTCTACATGACCTAAAACACGCTGTAAAGCTGATCGAGACGACAGCATTCGATATCGGAAAATTCCCTGGGGAGAAAATTCTGAAGATCGTTACAGAGGATGTAAGCATTGGACAGGTATGTTCTTCTGATAGAGAAAAAGCTATTTGTGAGTGGTGCCTTCGAGAGTTTTTCTATATGCTATCAAAGAGAAAGGGGATCGGCTGAATGGTCGGTCCTCGAATTTTATACAGTGCTTATAGTGAAACCAATTAGCTTTTTAATGAAAGGAGAAGATGTATGAATAAAGTATATTTAGTAGTGAAGTACTGGATGGAAGAAGACATATATGAAGACACTTATAAGGACTATGGTAAAGATGTTATTGGTGTAGGTGATAACTTTGAGAACGCTAAAGAAATAATTAAGCAACACTATAAAAAAATTACTGATAGTGTTGCCGTATCTAAAGTTAGTGAGCTCAATGTTACAAATGACAATGACTGCGAAACTTATGAAGCGACTTACAGATGTGTTTTGAAAGGATGGGGAGAGAGCTATAAAATATCTTACTATGTCGAGGAGACTGAATTAAATAAACTGTTGGAACGATAATATCATGCAAGAGGAGCATCTATTACAGGTGCTCTTTCTTTTTCGCAATTTATACAACTCCTTTAATGAAAAGCGAAAGGAGGAATTACTATGGCGTTTATTAACAATATCTTTAGGGAGCTGAAAACAGAAACAAGGACACTTATGTTCGGACATGGAACTAACGTAAAAGAGGTAGCTAAAGCTCTTGAAGAGTGCGGTGGAAAAGTAACCGGCGTCGAGCAATCATCGATAGTTGAATCGGCGACTGGAAAGAATGTATATGACATCGTACTTATCAGAGTGGAAATGCCTGGACTCTTTTGGAACAAGCTCCGCAAGAAATGGGGCCTTGAAGAGGTAACATCTCCCTATGGAGATACTGTATGGACTAGATGGGGATAACTTTCAAAATGGAAGGATCAGTTATTGCAACTGGTCTTTCTTTTCGCATAAAATACAGTCCCTAAAATAGAAAGGAGTGATCATATTATGTTATGGTTAGACGACAAAGCAACGATGGGTAAACTTATTCAGTCGGCATTCGTGGACATGATATACCCATGATTACTTAGAGAATCAGTTATTGCAACTGGTTCTCTTTTTCGAATTTTATACAGTGGCTATAGTGAAACAGCTACATTAGCTAACGAAAGGAGAAAATCATATGATGTATCAAGTAACGATGTACTCTAAGGTGGACAGACCAAGTTGGAATATTCATGCACACGAAATGGCTATCGTTATTGTATGCGATTCGATTGAAAAAGCTATGAACGCTATAGTGAAAGTTTATACTTCACACTTTGAAGCATGTAAAAACGCACAAAAAAGAGAAATTATGGGAAGTGAAATGACTTCGCCAGATCTAATGGATGCGCTTATAACGCTAGGGAAGGGTAAACACTGTGATATCGTTCATAGCTATATAAGTAAACTTACAATAGAATATGAAAGTCTATGCACGGTGCATGCAACATACGACTTCTGTAATGCAGAAGAGGAAGAGATTCGTGAAGTTCATATGAAAATGGAAGAATTAAAGCTAAATGAAATTCAGCTGGAAGAGATTGAGTCCTAACAAGGGCTCTTTCTTTTTCGCATTTTATACAGCCCTTATAGTGAAAGGAGTGATTTTTATGAGGTTACACAACTGCTATCCTGGAGGAGTTAAAATTACTGAAAAGCTAGAGAAGAAGTTGAACAAAGTAATTAAGAAATCACTAGAAGAAGTAAGGGGCTATGTTACTTTACCTACCGGACTTACAGATGAAGAGGTATTGAAACTATATAAAGAATACAGCGAAATAGCATTACCTCTTGCCAAGAACGACAAAATAACAGAAGTAATTGAAAACTACTTCAAGGAAGAACTTGGCATTGAGATGCATATTTCCCCGTATCATGTATGGGATTTATCATCATTCGAGTAAGTTCCATAGGGGCAGAGTAACATCTGCCTCTTTCTTTTCAGCTAAACGAACAAAGAGAGTTTGGCGGTGCGAGGGGACTGAGCGTGTTCGAAATAAAAACAACTGCTTTAATGAAGCAATCAATTGATTTAAGAAAGGAGATTCAAAATGGAAGAACTGAATAACACTGCTCAGGTTGATATGTTTGAGGAGATCAAGAAGCACGTTATGCTGCTGACTTACGGAGACGGAGAAGCTGATGATTTCAATGAGATTGTTGAGATCAATAGGTTTCTTGAAGGACTTCGTATCAGACTGCAGGATCGTGACAATGATGTCTCATATTATCGCCGTGAGAATGTTAAGAAGAGCATGGAAATCAATAGCCTTGAGAAGCAGATTGGTGAGCTTCAGAGGGAAAAGGAGGACTTAAAGAGACTGCTTGACAAGTATGCTATTTGACTGCATCAAGAGGCTGCTTTTACAGGGCCTCTTTTTCTTTTGAGGACGTAGCGAATAACATGAGCGACGCTTCTTTTTTTTCGTAATAAAAACAATACATATAATGATAAGTTATTAACATACTTAAATGAAGGAGGAAACGTTATGAAACTTAAGGATCTTGTGGTAACATTGAAAGATAAGGACTTAGTAATATCGATCGTGGAGAAAGACATAATCCTGGCTAATCATACGTGCTGGATTGGAACATTTCCAGCAGATAAGATTGCAAGAACCTTCTCCGGATATGATACTGCTGAGGTCGATAAATGGTGGATCGAAATTGGCGATGACGATGGAATTCCTTACGTGAAAGTATTGATTAAATAACTCAAAACAGAGGCTGCTGTAGCTATTACAGTGGCTTCTTGTTTTTACTATCGTATCGTAAAATTTACAATGCATAGTATAGGAACCTACTAATATATACCGAGGGAAAGGAGGTGACAAGTATGAGTAACCTCAGATTGCGGCTTAGGGTCGCTGCTGAGAATCTCTATGGTCGTACCCTCGGCCATGAGGGGTTCGAAGAGGACGTGGATTACTACGCAGGTCTTTGTGAGTCTTGCGGATATAGCGACGATTCAATTCGCCGGATTATCCGTTCGGCTCATGAGGATGCAGAGTAATCTGCGTCTTCTTTTTTTTCTCAAAATACCTTCGAACTATTTACACCGGATATAATGATACAAATTGTTCTAACTTGAAGGGAGAAGAGACATGATTAAGCAGAGTAAAAGACGGTGCATCGTGTGGGATTTCGTTCTTGCAACTCATGATGAAATCGAACGATTCTCTAAGGTATGCGAGGTACTTCGTGTGGCTTATAGCATTCGTTTCATCAAGAGAAAAGACGATCTCGTTGGCATGCAGTTTAGATGCTATGTGTCTGAATCTGAATTTAAAGAACTCGATGAGATGTATCATGAAATTATAGGAGAGATGGCCTCTTAACAGGGGCTATTTCTTTTTCGTTTGGTACGAGAATGGACTGAGCTGTATCGTAATAAATTCAATTCGTATAATGATGCAAAATGTTATGTTTTTAAAAAGGAGGAAACTTATGGGTAAAATCATTAAAGCTCTTAGGTACGAGTTGACAAATTACGCAGATTTTCCTGACGTAAGAGTAACGGATGAAGCTGTATACCAGTTTGTTGTGAAGCATTCTAGACTTATAGATAGAATTAATCACAGGAAAATGGTAGAAATGACGTTTTATGCGTTCTCTATCTTGTCTGGGAGTCTTGAGAAGCCAAAGGGATTCAGTAAGGATTGGAAGTTCTTTAAGGGATTAAATAAGTTTAACTACTAAAAAAGCAGCGCGCATTATACTGAAAAGGGATGAGAAAGTCAAGTCTTGTCCCTTTTCTTTTTCTATGATATCTTCTTTATAGAACCAGTTATACATCTATAAAAGGAGGTCTCAAAATGGCAAAGTGTATTCATTGTGGGAAACGATTTGATGTTGACGAAGCAAGGGAAATGTACAATGATGAGTTTAGTGACTATGACACAGATTACGATGAGGAGTGGCCAGAAGGTAATATGTGCGGTAAATGTGCCATGGAGATAACTGCAGGGGATATACAAGCCGGTGAGGACTACGAGTTTGAACTTAGAACCGGTAGACCTTACTATGACAGAGACGAAGATGATGTGAGATGGTAATGCGAAAAAATTACAACTCCTATAATAGGAACTAGTAAATCAAGTTATATTATAGGAGGAATGACATGAGTAAAAATGTAGAAACTTTTGAGACATTAGAGTTCGTGAACAGTCTTATCCAGAACTATACGAAACTTATGCATCGGGCAATGGATGAGAACTGTGAACAGAAGGCTAAGAAATTCAATGAAAGCATTAGATCTCTCTCCATTCTGAAAAACAGACTTGAAAGAGAAAACTAGGTACTCAGAAGCATCTGTAGAAATACAGGTGCTTCTTTTTTTTCGTAATAAAACCACTTCGTATAATAGAAACTTATAACTTTATTTCAAAGGAGATTTTTATGTACGATTTGAGATTTAACTACGTAGCTGTAGTCCTGGACAAAAAGGACTGTATGATGGAACAGTTAATCGACGATCTTGAAAACTGGACGAGGCATCTTTATAGAGTCGATAAAGAAGATATCGTTATGTTTAGAGGTCTTGTTCCAAAGAAGGAGCTTGATCATCTGTTCTTACTGAAGTCAATGAGTCCGTATGGCTGCGGTTACGAGATTTATGTCGATGGAGTACATGAATCTATGTATGGACGTTACGAGTGGAAAAGAGTAAGAGGGATCGCTTAAATGCGGTCTCTTTTTTTTATGAAAGGAGGTCTCAAAATGATTTGGTTTTATGTTGGAGCTTTTATTTTAGGGAATATCTTTGGATCGATCTTTGTATCGGTTTGGCATATCATTAAATCACCAAATGCTGGAACGCTTGTTATCGACAAGACCGATATTGAAAAGGATACGTATAGAATTGAAGTATCGGAGGACCTGTCTAAGCTTCCAAAAAGGAAGAGGATCTATCTCAAGATTAAACTCGAAAAGTAGACCCTCTTTGGTGTTTTGCAAGTTTATTGTATTCCAAATTCGCATAAAAAACAAGTCGTATAGTGAAGCAAATTGTTTGATTTGTAATAAGGAGGAATTTGTATGACTGTAGAAACAAAAATCCTTGTAAACGAAATCATTAATAACGATCTTGCAAAGATCAAGCACATGGAGCTGGGATCCGACGATAGATACAACGCTATCAAAGATCTTGACACTCTCATGAAGATGGTAACGGATAGCGAGAAAGCCGATATCGAACGCGAAAAGATTGAGGTCGATCGTGAGAAACTTGAGCTTGAAGAGAGACGGATGGACTCTGAAAAGGAGATTAGCTCTTCTAAGATCGAGATGGAGCAGAAGAAACTGGATTCCGAAAGGGAAATGAGTGATTCTAAGCTTCAGATGGATCAGAAGAGGCTGGACCTTGAAGAGGAGAATCTGAAACTCGAAAAGGAGAAAGTTGAAAACGAAGCGACCGCAGCCAAGAAGCGTCAGAAAGGTGAACTCGTAAAGATCGTAACTGAGAACGGGTCGAGACTTGCAGTAGCGGGTCTTGGATTCGCAGGTACGTGTCTTGCAATCTATGCGGATCGGAATGGATGGTTTGTGAGCAAGATGGGACTCGGTCAGAATCCTAAACTTAGTATCAAATAATTTGACAACAGAGGCTGCTGTATATAATACAGTGGCTTCTGTTCTTTTCTTCTCGAACTTAGTAAGAGATGGCGAGTGAAACGAGCTCGCATTAAATACAGTCCTTATAGTGAGGAACTTGTAAGCGATATCTTAAAATGAAAGGAGATATTTATGGAAAATAAGAAAGAAAAAGGCAAAATCAGGAAGTGGGTTGACGATCATACGGTAGAGTTGACTGTTTATGGTGGAGCAATTTTAATCGGAGCAGTAACAGCAGGAATCGGTTACACGGTCGGTGTTACTAGTCACAAATTTAAAGTGATGCGTAACATCCATGATGTGATTGATGACGTTGGAGCGATCGGATCAAATTCAACACTTAAGACCATAGAAGACAACTTTCCGGAAGCTATGACAGTCATGAATAACACGCATATACCTGAAACGGTGATTGACTTTCGTGAAAACTTCTATAAAGAAATGAACACTTTGGACATGGCAGATTATATCGCGGAAAAGTTACTCTAACTCAAAATGGGAGCTGCTGTGGATAATACAGTGGCTCTCGTATTTTTTTCAAGCCGTATAGTGAAATAGTAATCACGTTTTTAAAAAGGAGGAAAATTATGAAAGAAAAATTTAAAGAGCTTATTAATGGCGGAATGGGTCTTACTATTCTTGGCTTGATACTTGGTTGGCTTGGAGGCCAGGTATCGAAGAAACAGCAGGACATCGCCATTGATCGGGCGGTAGAAAGGAGACTTAATAAACGTGGCATTACTCAAAAGGAAAAGGAGGACGAAGATGAGAAAGACCGAGATTGTTGAGATTGTTCTCGCTGTGGCATTGCTCGTTGCTTCTGCAATCGACATAATACAGGGGAACAGATCATAGCACAATTTGGGGGATCAAGAGAAATCTTGGTCCTCTTTTTTCGTAAAATTTACACCTCCTATTATAGAAATAAAACCCAATAAAAAGGAGGAATTGAGATGTTGTTTGGATATATCGGTGGATGGTTCTTTGGAGGAACCTTCGCCCAGATTTGTATTGCAAACGCAACTATCAATGGGGTTGCAAGTATGATGTTTTAAAAGACATGAAGCTACTGTAAATGAAACAGTGGCTTCTCTCTTTCGAAATAAAAACAGTTCCTATAATGGAAAGAAATGTAAACGATAACTACTCAAAATAAAGGAGGAGACAATTATGATTAAGATGATCATTGTTATGGCACTCGCTCTTATGGCGCTGATTGCACTGCCGCTTGTTGTAGGCATCTTGGCTGCCATTTGGCCGATTGCTTTAACTATCTTTGCCATTCTGTTTCCGGTACTGGTTATTGGAGCCATTATCGGATACTGTTTCAAGAAAAGAAAGGAGTGATAGATGAGGCCACTGTGAAATATACAGTGGCTTCTTATTTTCGTGTTAAACGAGGAACGAGTTTGACCGTGCGAGGGTACTGAGCAATCGTAAAAATTACATCACTTATAATGAAGATAAAGGTAATATTCATCATATGAATGTTAAGGACCGGCAGATTATTAGTCAAATCTGTGAGCTAGAACGAGGTCGCGGTTGGATGCACCGAAAATGTAAGATATCCGCATATGACGATGTGACGATCGATAAAATGGATATTACCAGGCAGACTGTTGATTACAGTGACCTAAGGGCTAATCACCTATGGTTATTGTAGATTGATGAAGGATCTTGAAAAAGATTAAGCTTTTGAAGGAAAAGGAAGTTGAACGGATTCTCTACAATCTGTTTTTTTTCTTTCGAGATATAGCAATTCGTAATATTTACACCTCCTATTATAGAGATATAAGCACATTATGTTCTATAAGGAGGATTTAAAAATGTTGAAGAAATCAAATCAGGTGAAAAAGAGCAACTCTATGATTAAACGTGAGCACATGATTGATGTCCAGCAGAGACTGGATAATATCAGTCAGGAACTCAGCGATTTAACCGAGATGTTTCTCGGAAGTAACAAGAGGATGATGGATCAGATTGAAGAGATCCAAAGGATGATGTGAAAGGAGGACGGAGCAGCAAATTGTACAGCTGCTCCTATTTTTGCCTATCGTATCGTAAACTTTACAATGCATATTATGAGAAGATTGTGAGCTTCTTTTTTAATATAGATTATTTTAAAGGAGGAAATCAATATGTTAGGAACTATAATTATCATTTTTGTGGTATTAGAACTTAGCGTTCTTGCTATGTACTGGCGCACGAACGATGACTATCAGAAAGCCATCAAGTACTGCGACGAGTCCAAGACGCTGCGTATCTTGATACACGATAAACTTGAGAAACAGGGAACTATTAACATGGAGGACTGGATTGAGCTTATTAAAGATGCTCACGATCTCTGGTAATATAAAGGCTCTGGGAGTAGCTATTATGCACTTCCAGGGCTTTTCTTTTTCAAAGACCTTATGAACGATAGTGAGCGTCGCTTTTTCTTTTTTCGTGTTAAACGAGTCTGCGAGTTTGACCGTGTGAGCGGAGTGAACATCTTCGTAAAAAAATCAACTCCTATAATGGATACGTTAACACGTTTTTATGAAAGGAGACGAAAGATGAGAAATGTAGCAGGTATCATCGGAATTCTCGTATTTGGATTTGCACAGTGGGTCCTGGGTTATATTACAGGATACTCGACTGCAGACTCCAAACATTTGGAGAAGGAGATTGAGGAAACTCGTAAACTCATTAAAAACCCGTTCAAGAAGCGGTACGTAACGCTTAAAAGAGAAGAGGCAAAGGAGGAATCTGCGGAATGACTTTATTAGGATGTATTCTCATCGCCGTTGGACTTTATATATTGTTCAGCGAGCGTGGATAAAATCGATAAAAGAGCATTTCGGAGAGAGGCTTCAATGCCTCTTTCTTTTCTTATAGGCGTTTACGAATGTAATGAGTGTTGCCTCTTTCTTTTTCGTGTTAAACGAGTCTGCGAGTTTGACCGTGTGAACGTAGTGAACTAATCGTAAAAAATTCAGTTCCTATAATGATAGATTAAATCAACTTATATCAAGGAGGACGAAGATATGAACAGAACTTTTATGTTAACTATGTGGAGCCTGTTTATGATGGCATTCGGGACGGAAATTGGCAGATGGGCTGATGAGTACGTTACCGAGCCATTCGTATTCTGGTTTCGAGCAGCTGTTGGCATGCTGTTCGTGGTCATCATGACCGTCGGATTTGGCAGTGAGTTATTTAAAGAAAGGAGGAAAAAGGAGTCTTAACATGGACTCCTTCTTTTTTTCTCTCATATATCACAAAGCAACGTATTTCAAAAGGGAGGATTCAAAATGGGGAACACTATTCAGGTTGAAAAAGCTAACGAAAGATGCCAGATGCTGTATGAGATTCTTAAGGAAGATCCTGGTAAAAAGTTTAAAGTAAAGGATTTACTCAATCTTTTCAGTATCTCTTATAACACGCTGTATAGAGACATAGACAATCTCGAACAGCAGTATCCTGAAAGCATTGCTAAAGAACGTGGAGCGATCTATTACATACCAGCACCTAAGAAAGAGGAGAAGATCGTTGTAGCATCAACGAGATATCCAGATTATAGAAACGACGAGGGATATATGGATCTGACAGCATCAAAGGCAATTAACAATGTTGAACCTAAGAAAGTTGAGTTTAAGAAGACAGTAGAGTTTGCTCCTGGACAGGTATGGGATGTGAAGTCAAGTAATGGAACCACTGAAAAGTATATCATCCTTTCCGTTGAGTGGACTGACTCGTTTGCTATTTGTACTCCATATTTCACTAACGATGTAGATGGAAATATTAGCTCCTGTCATAAACTTTACTACAAGCCGCTCAAGTACTTCATTGAGAGAAGCTGGAATATTCCTCTTTCCATGCTCACTGATATCAGGAATGAGCTTTCTTCTTTCCTCGGTATTGAGCCGGTTGAGAAGATTGTTGAAGTTAAGGTTCCTGAGAAAGTAGTTGAGACCGCTACAAATCCTAATGCTATCTACACGGAAGCAGACATGGAGATGGCACTCACGAAACAGAAGGCAGATATCTACGAGGAATGCTTTAAAATGATGTGTTCTAGATGATTGAAAGGAGGTAAAAATGTGCGGAACAAATGATAAACCATGTTGTACCTGTTACTGCGGTGACGGTGGATGCATTGCTTCAATGAGAGAAGATTTTTACATACCAGCCACTGAAAAACAAGTGCGGAATCGTTTAGAGAATAATTCATATGCAGAATATCATGATGTTATGGAGGAGTACGTGAAATCGCTGGAAATTGCATCAAAACAATCATCCCCCTCGTTTGAAGAAATGAGTTATATGAATCGAATTATAAGAGAACGGTTGCTGTATTGTTGTGAAGATAGGGTATAACCGTGATGTTAAATGACTCTTATATTTCTGGAGAGAATGAAAAGGAGAAGATCAAAATGATGAAAGATGTTTTTGTTGTTACTATCGATAGTTTTCCATTCGGAATCAAGGACGATGATACAGAAACATACTTGTTCGGCATATTTCCATCAGAAGAAGCGGCTAATCTTGCTATAAAGGAAGCTAGAGAGAATTGCCCATATGATGCCTTTAAGCGAGATTGGGTATTCGATACCATACGCATTTATCGTGCGCCTTTCGGAAAAGCGATGGAGATTACCTTTGCCGAAAATGACGCTTACCCTTCTAGCGCGATTGCGGACACAGATGTATGTCTGGCTTAATATGCACAGGAGAAAGGAGAAGATGGTATGAAAAGAACATTTGAAGATTATGCAGCTATTATTGGTGGAGCAGCACTTTGTATCGCAGGTATTGTATCTGCTTGCAAAAGAGATGGACTTATTACTCAGGTTAAGAAAACTTCCAACGACGATATCATGATTGGTTTTCTTGAAGAGACACATGAAGTTCTTGTAAAACCTGATAGTAAAGGAGAAGCTCTGTTCATGAGTGCTATCTATCCTAAGTGCATTGACAAAGTTGCCTGTCGTCTTGGAGCAATCTTCGGACTGGAAAATAATCACTATGTTCTGTCGGAAAGAGACTTCAAAATGGCTAAAGACTTTGCACTGGAAAGAGGATCGATAATCGTTAACTCGTAACAAAAACAACTCCTATAATGGAACTATTAGATGTTTCAAGAAAGGAGATCAAAAATGGAGGAGAATAAAACCGTTGACATTAATGACTTCAAAATGGAGGCTCAGAAACGGAAATGGAAGGAGAAGCTCGATAAAGTAAAGCAGAAAGCCAATGACCTGGTAAAATGGGGGATTGAGCATCCTATTGAATCTATGGCTATCATTGGAGCCGTTACTTCGCTTGGTAATAAAGCGTTTAAGTACCGGCAGACAAGAGCTGAAGATACAAGAAGGCTGGTCGACTTCTATGATACCAGACTGGGCAGACACGTATTATCGAGAAGACCTCTTACTCGTCATGAGCAGATTGAGGTTGATCGTAGGTTTAATAACGGCGAGTCCTACACACAGATCTTAGCCGATCTGGGACTTCTTAAGTAGTTTGAGGCAGAGGGATTGTGACAAGAAGGTTCACAGTCCCTCTTTCTTTTTCCAATTACTGACGGTTAGTGAAAGGAGATCAAAATGACCGAATCAACGTTTCAGAGATTTAGTGACAGACCAGATACACTACTCATTAAGAAGATAATGGAAATGCAGAATTATTCAAAAGAAGACGTGGCAAAGATTCTTGGCATCTCAGTGAATCTTCTTAACAACAAGATTACTCGTGGGTCTTTTAGTATTCGTGATTTGGTGCTTATCTTACTGGATGTTGGAGATCTTGATGGGTTTTCAGATGAGGAACTCAGGATCTTTAGGCTTTATCGATAAGGAGGTTCAAAATGAAAGCATTTGCCGTTGTTAGTGATACGAATCCAGGAATTGGCTTTGTCGTTAAGGTAGAAGATGAAAAGGACTATGAGAGGGCTAAAAGAATCGCTTTACACGGATTTGAAAGGTGGAATAATCCAGAATTCTATCCAGAGTGTGCATATTGTGGATATTCTGAACCTTCGAAGTATCTTCTTGACGAAGTTGGCATACCTTGCGAGATCGATGATTACTATGAGGAGTGCGAACTCAAAGATTGTATTTATCCGTCAAATTACGAATCGATGGCAAACAGAGTAAAACCGGAGTATGAAGGCATTGAAGAAGTAGGCGGACTGTTTAGTGAGATTGACGAATACGACGAAGAGGAGGATCAAAATGACTGATTTAACTGCTTTCACTGACAAAGAACTGATTGATCTTGAGAAGAAGATCAAAGAAGAGAAAGAAAAGAGACAGGGAGGACTTCTCTATAAATCTAATATTCATCCATCAGAAGAGCAGTATAAAGATATGACAGAGTATTTCACTAAGGTTCTTAAAGAGCATGGTGTGGATGTAAAGCAGAGTAACTATAATATCTATGAACCGATTCATGCAATCAGTAAATATCTTCTTATTATTTGTGATTATGTTTTCGATAACTTTGAAATGGCCCCTGATAAATATGGACATCAAAAGATTCGAAGAAACGGTTCTCGTCTCTTAATTGATGACAAAGAAGACTACAACGATATGTATCAGGAGATGCTGACAGTTATTGACAAGTGGATTATGTATAAAAGTAAAGGAGGTTCAAAATGATTGATTTGACAACTTTTTCTGACAAAGAACTGATCGCTCTTGAGCAGAAAATTAAAGAAGAGAAAGAAGTAAGGCAAAACGATATAATATACAAGTGCAATGTTTGTTTCACTGAGTATCAGGCGAAAAAATTATGCACACTTTTAGAAAAAGATTTTTGTAATAAGGGCTTTTACAATCTGAAGGCGTTAAAGATGTCACACAGTCCTATTTGGAAGATCGACGACAGTCTTAAAATGATATGCGACTTTATTTTTGCTAACTATGAAATCAAAGTCGACAAGAACAAACAAATTCGCATTATAAGAAATGCTTCACTTAATGACGATAAAGTATTTTACAATGATATGTATCGTGAATTAGTAGCAGTCATTGATAAGTGGGTCACGTATATCACGTATAAAAAAGAAGGTAATTTCAAATGCATATAGCCAACGATATAGCACTGCATGAGATTACTGGAGAAAATACAAGTAGACGAATCAAGGCTTGTCTAACAGCAATTGATGGTTTAACTGATCTTCTTAATACATACACCTGCACCGTTAAACCATATCTCAAATACGATGAGGAGGAATCTGAATGAAGTTCAAAATAGATAATTTACTCAACCTGTTAAAGGACAAATCAGGAAGTATCTGTGCAGCAGCCGCATGTGTTGGAGTTGGAACAACTGCTTATCTCTCATCAAAGGCAGGTGTTCAGGCGTATGTGACTATTGATCCGGATCTTGATACTAAAGAGAAAATTAAGCAGTATGTAAAATGCTACTGGAAAGCTGGACTATCTGCTACTTTAACTATTGGAGCTATCATTGGGTCTGATAGGATACACGTTGGGAAAGAAGTAGCTCTTGCCGGTGTAGCTGCTATGTGGAAAGATAAGTTCGTAGGTCTCGATAAAAAGATGGAAGATGTAGTAGGAGAAGAGAAAGCGAATGAGATTCGTGAAGAAACCGTAAAGGAGCAGATTAAAAGAAGCAAAGAGAAGCCAACAGCGTCTCAGTACAGAGAAGTTCGTGAGGGGACAGGTAAGATTCTCGTTTACGAACCTTATACTGATCAGTATATTGTTACGTCAACTGAAAGAATTGCCTGGGCTCTTCTTGCTGCAAATGAGAAGCTTGCTAAAGACTTTGACGTTCGACTCAACTTCATCATCAAAATGATCGGTGGAGTACCAAAACCTCTTGGTGATAAGATCGGATGGAACTGGGAGAATGAATCTCAGGACTACTGTTGGTCGTATTATGGAGGTCCTTGGATTGAAAAGTGCATGGATATCTATACAGATGATACTGGAATGGAAGCGCTGTGTCTATTCTATCAGGTAGATCCGACAACTCAAAATCCAGAAGACATGATTTATAGCGAATAGCATGAACTATACGTGAACAAAGAGAACGTGTCAGTGTACAGCAACTCGTAAAAACTACAGAGGGTATAGTGAAGAGGGATTATATTACTTCTAATAACCTGAACTTGCATCAGGGTTGAGACACGTGAAAACGTTTTGGAAAGTTCTCAATGCCGGAAAAGATGCGAAAGGTTTGACGAAGTAAATAATCCTTCTTCTTTTTTTTAGGAAACAAGTACACACAGAAGAGAAAGGAGAAACTTATGGGATTCTTAGACATCTTCAAACCATCAACAATCAAAAAGGGTGCAGACGTTATATTTGCGAAAGCGATGGAGCACTCTACTGCTACAACAGTAATCGGGTCCACTATTGGACTTGCGGCTACTGTAGTTCTCACATGGAGGGCTAGACCGAAAGTTGACAGGATTCTTGAGGAGAAGAGACATGAAATCGAGGAGATAAATGATGATCCATTTCTCACTGATGAGGAAAAGGCAGAGGAGAGAAAGAAGACAACAAGGCACACACTTAAGGAACTCGTAGTTGTATCGGCTCCTGTAGTAATCTGTGCAACAGCAACCGCAGGGTTCAACATTGGAATGGCCGTGTACGCTGGTAAGGCTATCTCAAAATGGCATGAAGCAGCAATAGTATCAGATGCAATGTATCAGGATCTCTTCAAGGCGACTAAAGAGGAAGTCGGAGAGGAGAAGATGCAGGAGATTCAAGAGAAGGCTGCTCAAAATAAGGTAGAAAGAGACTATCCATTTTTCGAAGTTGGCGAGTATTGGCCAGATGGAATAATTCAAGCTCGTGGAGGATCACAGGTATTTTATGACCATATGACCGGGATGGTTTTCCGATCTGATGAAAAGACAATAATGGAAGTATGTAATTATATGAATACCAGACTGGCATCTGGACAGGAACCGTTCTTCACTTACAATGAGTTCTTGGCGGAGATGTGTCTACCACAAGTAGGATGTGCAGAAGCATTTATATTTGGAGGGTTATCAATGACCTCTGCACTTGTACCGCATTTGTATAATACAGCGAAGATAAATCAGATATCTGTTACAGTTCTAGACTGGAGTGGCAGACCAACAGTCAAACCGTGAAGGACACTAGTAACATCAGAGGGACCTGTCTATTAAGATGGGTCTCTCTTTTTCTGTAGTGAAACGAAAGGATCTCAAAATGGCAAGTAACAAAATGACTGTAGAACTTGAGCTTGTATTGTTCGAGTTTCTTATGAATTATCCTGCTCTTACTATTCAGATTCATTTCTCTGAGACGAGAGAAGTCTTTGAAATCGGTATGCATGGGACAATCGATGGGAAATTCAAGAAGGCGTCGTTTACTATCTCACCGAAAGATGAGGACTATGAGCTTAAGCTATTTAAAATGCTAGGTGAAAAATACAAGGAGATGGGAGGTGAACTATGAATCTGATTAAATATATCATCTGTATGTTTACTATTTTATACGTTGCAGGTGCCTGGAACCTAAATCATGACTATACGTTTGGTGCTATTGTTCTAATCACGGCTATTTATATGCTGATTCGTCCTTATCAGGCATGGATTAAGAACGAAAAAGTACATAAGAATCTGGATAAAAAGGAAGAGGAGGAGCTTTAAATGAAGTACATAGGGGTTATCATGACAGTGTTTTTAGTACTGATTGGACTAATTGATGTGGTTTCAACAGTACAAGATGGGCTAAAACTCAAGAAATTTAGAGAAAAACACCGTTCTGATGCTCAAAATGAAGGGAATTTGGGCTGGAGAACGCATATTTCAAGGTTTGGCAAGGTGGCGACAGGCGTTGGATGATGAAAAAGAGGCGATTGAAAAAGAAAAATGCATGAGTTGTCAGTATTTGTACATTGAAGATCTGTATTTATTCGATACGAATAGACTATGTAGAACAAGATGTACTGAAAACAGCGTGAATAAGGAGGAAAAAGAGGATGAGAACACTTAAAAATGGCAATGGAAGGCACTTTCAGAGGAGATTTGAGGTCGTTTGCGGGCATTGCGACTCTCTCATACGAGGAAAAGAGTCTGAATTTCGTCCGATTGGCTTCATGAATACGTCTGGATCATGGGAACCTACAGGATATGCGTACACTTGTCCTGTTTGTAACTGCAGAAGGTTCGTTAAAGCTAACGAAAGGGTTCCGTCAGATGGATTTTTTAAGCGTGTTTCTTATCGTGCAAGAAAAATTAAAGAGGCTCTTTCTGATGATAGGGTGATTTATCGGTTTGAAGGTGCTGACTTTGCTGATTCTATCCCGGATCTTAAGAAAGGATGGTGAAAAATATGGCAAAATCCATCAATTTTCAGGGTAGAAACTGGAAAAACTTTTTAAATCACATAAAGAGAAGCGATCCAGCAGTGCCTTCAGAGACAGCAGCGTACATCGAGAGGCTTCAGGAACAGATTGACGATCTCAAAATGGAGTTAGCCGACCATGATAAGCTCCTTGAGAAGGCCAAAACTACAGTTAGACAGATCCCTGATGACGACGATTTGAAGTGAGGTAATCGTATGATTAAAAAAGTATGTGACAAATGCGGATCGGTAATACCAAATAATCATGGAACAGCAAAAATTCCTACTTATAGAATCATTAAGTATCCTCAAGTAAGCCTTTATTCTAAGGAAATTAATCTTTGTGACTCATGCGAAAAGCTATTTGATAAATGGATTACTGAAAGGCAGGATGAGGAAATGTGATAACTGTGACGACTTTGATTATACATGTCGTGGAATCGAGGAAGCAACTAAGTTACTCAAAACGATGCTTTGAAACAACGGGAGGAGAATAAGATGATTGGATGGTATGAACCTAAATGTAGTGAAGCATATACAATAAAGCAAATGATCGAAAAATACGGTCCTGGAGCCACTTTATCGAGTATATTCACTGCTATTAAAGGAAATAGAACACATGAATGCCCTAAATGCAACGGACGTGGATATGTGAAGGTTGAGTATAACGGCTATCCAAGTGGTTTACCTGATTCTGGATTTGTGTATGAAGCTGCATATAAAGACGTAAAGTGTGATGTTTGTGGCGGCTTTGGGTATACGGTTTACAAGATGGCTCCAAACTGGGTTCAAAATGGATGGAAAGAAGAGGAGAAAGAATGAAAGACGCGGCAGCAGTATTTGCATCTCTTAGCTCGATTCAGAAACTTGCTGATCAGATCAGTGAAAAGGATGCATTTTCTACGACAATGGCTCAGATTAGCTTTGGGCCAAGGAGACTTGGAAAGAGTAGCATGTATCAGCTTTATCAGATGAGGAAATGCGGACATGCTCAAGATAAATAGTGACTAGATTACACATTACGTAACGTTCTGTTTAACAACAGATTCGTAAAAAATGCAAGGCATATAATGACATGTTAATAAGACATTTATTTTAAAAGGAGGATTTTTATTATGGCAAATGAAGAAATCAGAAACAACGATCAGGAACTGGAAAACCAGAATCAGGAGAACAATAAACCGGAAACTCCTGCTGAGAAGAAGGATGGCTTCTTTAAGAAGGCTGTCCGTGGCGTCAAGAAGGCGGCCACTTCTAAGATCGCCTGTACTGTGTACGGGATCTTGGGTGGGACGCTGGCAATGGGCGTCATCGGAAAGGTCTTCGGAAAGGATGATATTGTTCTTCCCGGCGGAGGAGCTGGAACTGTTCCCCAGATTGCGGAAAAGGTTCCGGAGATTGCTGAGACTGTTTCAGAAGTCGTAAGTGAGACTTCCGAAAAGTAACTTATTAACCGGGGACAGGGGCATCTGTAAATGATACAGGTGCTCCTTTTGTTTTGGAGTACCTTACGAGAGAAAGTGAAAGGAAAGGAGCTCAAAATGACAAATGAAGAGGCTATTCTTATGCTAATGCATCTCCAGGAACCGGAGCCTTGGGAACCTGAGATTTCAGAGAAGGCTTATGATGCTCTTGAGATTGCGATTGAAGCGGTTAAGCGTATCACACCTAAGAGACCGATCCTTGTGAATAAAAATAAAGAGTTTGATGGAAACTACTATCTCACATGTCCTGTGTGCGGTTCGGTACTGTTTGAGCGAGTGACAGATGAACAAGGTAGTAGGCCGTATGCCTGGAGTCATACGTACATGTGTTCTGACTGTGGTCAGGCACTTGACACGGTTGATGAGAGTTTCAGTAAGACTGTGCTTGAGATTGTGAAGGAGGAGAGTTCAAAATGAATAAATTTGAAGTAATATATCCATTCTTAACAGACGAGGTAAGAGCATGCAGCCGTGAAATATACAAGGCCATTCAGGAATACGGATGGGAGCTTAAAGAGTACGGATACGAGGAAGATACGAAAACTCAGTATTATATTCTTTCAAGAGGAACTGATTGTGATTTGTTCTATGTGAATCTTTTCGTGGATGAGAACGGACATAATAGTTACGTTAATCACCAGGATGATGCTGTTTGCATTTCGTATCATAGTAGCAACAATGAACTGACAGTTAGTGTGGGAGAGCTTAATGCAATTACTGAGTTCATCGAGTATGTTGGTACTATTAATTGCTTTGAGCTTCTAAAGGAGGAATCAGATGATCAAAATAGAGAGGATTGAAACATGGGGGTTTGAACATGCAATCAGAGGTATGAGGTCTCCTCTGCAAAGTTGGTGGAAGAGCGATACCATCAAGTGCTATGCGAATGGGAGTTGTCCAGGAATTTGTAAAAATAATTCTTGTGGGTTGTGTATTGGTCCTAATGACTTATCACTCATGCAGAAACTTTATAAAGCAGGTACAGAACACCGTAAGTTCATGAGACAGATTTTTGTTTCAATGGATATTACGGCGCCTCTTTACTGGTGGAAACAAGCTGACCAGTATCGCATAAACGTAACCACTAACTCAACATCCACCATGCATAAGATTGCTGCTAAAGAGTTTTGTCTTGAGGACTTTTCAACTGAGCATCTCTATTTCGATAACCTGGAGTTCTTTAAGGACATTATCACCTGCTTAAACGCTGATCGTGAATTATATTTATCAGATAATCATGATAATGCTGAAGAAAAGAAAGAGGACTGGTGGCAGATGATTCAGATGCTTCCATCGTCGTATAACCAGCTTCGAACCGTGACGATGAATTACGAGAATGTTGCGAATATCGTGAATCAGAGATCTCATCATAAGCTTGATGAATGGAGAGAGTTCTGTAATGTGATGGTTCGTGAGCTTCCGTACTTCGATAGTATCATTGATCAAGACGAGGGTGTTTCAAAATGAGGTATCATAACATAACTAAGGACGATATGAGTAATGGAACCGGGCTCAGAGTCGTTCTATGGCTATCTGGATGTAATCACTACTGCAAAGGATGCCAGAATCCAGTAACATGGGATCCGAACGATGGATTACCGTTTGACGTTGGAGCAAGACATGAACTGTTTAGTTACTTATCTCGTGACTACATTTCAGGCATCACTCTATCTGGAGGCGATCCATTATATCCTGGAAATAGAGAAGACGTGCTGGATCTCTTGGTTGAGATGTGCGTGTTGTTTCCAAAGAAAGATGTCTGGATGTACACAGGTTATCTTTGGGAAGAAGTAAAGGATTTGGAAATCATGAATTTTGTAAATGTGCTTGTAGATGGTGAGTATAAAGAAGAACTTCGTGACATTTCATATCCATGGGCTGGATCGACTAATCAGAGGGTCATTAATGTTCCAGAATCGCTCAAAATGGGTGAAGTAGTATTACTTGAAACTGATAATATGAAGATGGAGGATAGAATTGAAAGCTTTAGGAATTGCTGACATTTTAGGATCTGACTGGACTATCTATGAGGGTACAGAATGGGAAGATAAGCGTTTAAAAGAATGTGACGGTTATGCAGATCCGTCAGTAAGGAAGATTGTAGTGGATTCTATGAACATGACAGAGGAGCAAAAAGAAAGAGATTGTCTTCTTCAGGATTTGGAAGTTCAGAAGAAGCGAACATTAAGGCATGAAGTGATTCATGCTTTTTTATTTGAATCCGGACTTTATGGAAATAGTAGTTCCGCATCTCATTGGGCTGATAACGAAGAGATGGTGGATTATTTTGCACTACAGTTTCCGAAGATTCAAAAGGTCTTTGTGGAACTTGGGGTAGATGAATAAAAAACTGAATATGGAACTCACTATGTTAGGCTACAATCAAATTATATTTCATGAAAAGGAGAAAAGAACTATGAAGAAAAGCACAAAGGATCTTATCAAGGTAGCAGTAGGTGTCGCAGGTGGAAAGGCAATGTACGATGTAGCTCGTGAGGTGTTATCAATCACTGATAAAACAGCTTTCACGTCGATTGGTGCAGCGGCTCTCAAAATCGGTTTTAGTTTCCTCGGGTTCTCTGTTTCATATAAAGCCGTTGCTACCTGTGAGGAGGTTGGATCTATTGTGTATTCCACAGTTAAAGGAATCGCTGGAAGTATGAGTGATTCTGCTCAAAATAAAGAGGAAAAGGTTGATGGAGAAGAAACTGATGATTCTGTTACTTTCACGGAGGTGGATGACGAATAATGGGCGATAAATACAAAGAGGTCTATTTCGAGAATTATTGCAAGAAATGTGTTCACAAAAAGAAAGCAGAGAATGAGTACCCTTGTGATGAGTGTCTGGCTCAGGGAGTGAACGTTAATTCTCATAGACCTATTAATTTCACTGGAGGAGGTAGGAAAGTAAATGGCAAAAAGAGAAATGCCCAAGCTTGATGGCGCTCAAAATAAGAGCAGCACTGGCAATATTCCTGATAATGTGGATCCATCACGGGTCCACGTTCATCAGGCAATAACAGAAGGAAAAGTTGTTGAAAAAAGTAAGTTACAGAAAGCCGCTTCCATTTTCTTTGAAGAGGACATGGATAATATCAAAGACTCCATTGTTGACGACTACATCAAGCCAAGAGCAAAAGACTTCCTTCGGGACTCAATTCGTAAAGTGAAGGAGTACCTCGTTGAGAATATTACTGCAGCAGCCGAAATCTTCTTCTTTGGGAAAACCGATAAAGGTAACAGGAAAGGAACCTATAATGGTCAGAAGGTGAACTATGTTTCTTACTATGGCAATGACGGTGGTTATAGTTATTATGGCAATAATAGAAATGCTAATACTGCTCGGGATCCTGTTACTAGTATTCGCCGTGTATCGATCCCTTCATTCGGAAAAGCAGAAGCGGTCCTCACAGAGCTCATCGCAATCGCAAGGAAATACAACGCGGCGACTACTGCGGACTATTATCAACTGGTGGGTGTAACACCTTCAAAGGAAGACTTTAACTTCGGTTGGTTCGATTTTGTCGGAGTGCAGGTGGTGTATGACTCATCTGCTGGAGGGTACATCCTGACTTTACCGAAGCCTGTTCCGTTAGATTGATGGACGATCTGAGTGTTAGCGAAGATATTCCACTAGACTAGAGTGTGGCTTAAAATCATGAAATACTATACAAACAACAGAATACTGGTGAATAAGATTCAGTGTAAGAGATGCGGAGATATCGTGGAGTCGAAAAGAGCTCATGATATGGTCTGGTGTCGTTGCGGTCAGTGTGCTGCGGATGGTGGGCGTAGTTGTCTCAAAAGGGGCTATAGAACAAATAGGCCAGATGAGGCTTTCACTGAATTAAGTGAGTTCGAGAAAGAGAATAAAGTAGTGAAAGGAGGTGATGAGACTATATGATTGTTTCAAAAGAGCAATTTAATGCTATAGTATCTGATTTCGATGGGTTCATGGCTGAGAATGGGTATGTGAAAGCTGAAGTTCTCGCTAAAAAGTTTAACGTAACGCCTATCACAGTGAGGCAATGGTCGTATCGTGGAAAGATTCCAGATCCTGTATACATAGGGGATCGGCAGTATGTGAGAGACGTAAACATTAGACCTGTGGATTTAAGGAAGAGTTACTCTGGAAGGCATAAAGAAGGAGAAGAGGAATAATATGGATAATATGGATAGCACGAACTATGTGAATAAGGAAAATGAGTATCTTTCGATGATTCTTGTAGGATTACTTAGCATGGCGTTGGGATCGCTTATTACAATTGGTCCGTTAACAGCTAAGAATATGGCCAATACTAAGAAAATGCTTGATTCTGTACAGCATATCGAGCATATGATGACCGAAATGCAGTGATTAGTATAAGTGGCAACTGTATCAAAATGAAAGGAGAAGACACTATGGAAAGAAGAGAAGAGCAGGTCGTTGAAACTAAGGAAACCAAGAAAGACGGTATCACTATCACGAAGGCAGATCTCATTGGATGGGGTATGATTGCAGGAGTAGGAGTGGCGTTACTCTTCGGCATTAGATCCAGTATCAAAATTGGCAGAGTATCTGATAAGCTTGGGATTGCTGTTCGGGATCTCAAGAATAAGTCTTCGGTTCAGGTCTCTCAGGCTATCATTGATCGTGCTGCTCGTGATGCTGCAGATGAAGCAGTAACTGCTGCTGTTCGTCGTGCTGTAGATGATACGACCGTAGCCATCCGCGATGATGTAACTCGTCAGGTTCGTGATGCTGTTCAAAATAGGTACTCTGAGATTTCAAAAGAAGTCTCGAAGGAACTTAAGAAACAGATCATGAAGATCGATATTCATGAGCTTCGTGAGGAGGTTAAGGACGATGCCAAAGACCTTATCATGGAGAAGCTTAAAGACGACATGGATTTGATTCTGGATAACTACAACAATCAGCTTGAGAATGTGGGCACTATCTACTCGTCGATTGCTGATAAGTTTAAGGAGAAGTAATGGATGAAGGTATTAACCGAGGGAAAGAAATAAAGGTTAATGCTAAAGCGGTTCATGTAAGTATCATAGCTCCTTGTAAGGATTGTGCTGATAGACATATGGCGTGTCACTCGTCATGTGAAAAGTACCGTTCTTACAAGGAGCAACTTGATTTGGTTAGAGATTCTAAATCTGCTCTCAAAATGATTGATGACGATATCAGATACAGAGTCAGCAGAATGAGGAATCACAATTTAAGACATAGGAGGAAGTGATCTTATGGCGGATGGGATTAATGTAAAGGAATTCAAATACGAGGATACTTACTTTAATTTGTATCATGGTTCCACAACATTATATTTCACTGGGCCAAAGAAATACCTTCCAGAAAAGTATCAGGATGAAGCTGATTTAATGACAATAAGTCTTGAGTATTTAGGGGATAACAGGAATGAGATAACAGTAATGGCGTCTCCAACAGCGAATGATTCCGACTATGACTGGTATGATATAGAGCTTAGTGAAACTGATACTAATTATCTTCTCAAAATGGTATCTTCAGACTTTCCCTGTGTCTTAGTATGTAAAGAGAATTGGAGCAGAAATGATTACAGATGAACCGCATGCATTATATTTGGAAACTATTGAGTACGCTGTAAAGAAATGGCTGGCAGACAGCGATATTGTTGAAGGAGAAGAAGACTACCTTATATCTTATAGACCAGTAGCTGGAGGAGACTTACTTATCAATTTTAAGTTTCGTGATAGAAACGATGTAACTTATGATTCAGAGATTGTGATAGATGTTCTTGAATCTCTGGCAGATGGCAGTATGACTTCAACTATTATATCGGAACTCAATAGAATGCTGAGTCAAATGAGGGAACTTGGAGACGAGGATGAGCCTGGTGAAGAGGAAGAAGATAGCAGTGCTCAAAATGAAGAAATTAAATATTTAGGAGGTATTAATTTATGAAAAGCAAACTTTCACTTGTACTTTATGGAGTAAACAACTTTAAAAACTATAGACCTGAGAGATACTATAAGTTTAAAGAAGGGGAAGAACCAAAAACCAAGATTTCAAAGAGGGCTATCATGATTGAACTTGGAAAGGTTAGCAACGCCTTTGAGAATGTTCATGAAGCGTATGAACACGCAAAAGATGAGAGTGTAGATGAGATTCGTGAGGAAATGGGTGCTCTTGTCCGGTATACAATTGTTCTTGAAAAGGCAAGCACAGTAGAAGGTGGTCTTGACTATAAGAGGGCAAAAGAGGTTCTTGGAGTAAAGGAAATTATGAAGAAGTATAAAAGTATAAATAAAGAAGTATGGGTGGTTTCGTAATATAAACAGCTCCTATAATGAGAAACTTATGGATCATATTTTCACTATAGGAGGAGAAACTATGGAAAACGAGAGATATGTATGGGTTGTTAGTTATGGGATATACGATGACGAGGAATATGAGTGGAGAGTATTACCATGTTTGGTTGGTATGTTCTCATCTGAAGAGAAGGCGAAAACTGTTGTAAGAGATCTTAAACTTAAGTGTCTTGATGACAACGATAAGCTACGAAACTTAATTGATGGGATCAGTATAACCAAAGTCAAGCTGGACGAACAAAAGGCAATGCTTACACATCCTGTTAACAAAGGAACAATTTATACTGATTATGCTTTCGAGTCCATAAGTAACTGGAACGAATTTGAAGAATGGAAAGAACATGAAAATATGGATGAGCATGAATAAGTAACTCGAAATGAGAGCATCTGTAGAAGTTATTGCAGGTGCTCTCTTTTTCTCGATTTCGTAACATCGACAGTTGCTATAAAACTGAGAAATCCGCCAATATTGTGGACGGGTAATTGATACGGAGGTGAAGTGACGGATGATTCAATCAGTAGACAGGGTGCGATTGATACATTATCGGTAGCACAGCCCGAAGTCAAACCAATCGACTACCGTGATTGTGCAGATGCCATGCTAATGATGGAAAAAGAGTAAATGAATTATATATTGTGGGGTGTCGAATAATGTATTGTCAGTGTGATTATAAATCTAATATAAGAACAGATTGCATTCATTATCATTGTGAACATGATATGGGAGCAAGTATTGATTGCTGTACATTGAAAGGTTTAGGTAATTGTCCATGTACTAAAGATTGTTCCGATTATGTTGATAAAGCAGAGGTCTATAGATTAGGATTAGAGGCGTTGAAACATCCAATAATTCATTGTAATGAATGTGCGTATGGTGAACAGGATGAGTGATGATTCTCGTAAAAATTCCAGCTCTTATAGTGAGACTATAGATTTGTTTTCAAGAAAGGAGAACAATATGGCTGAAGAAAAGAAGAAAGAGAAGCAAATCAAAATTGATAAGAGCATGATAAGGCTCCCAATGCCTTCTATTGCAAGCTATATGCTTTATTTGATGCTTTACGAAAGGAACAAATAAGTCTGAATGGAGCTGCTGTAATTTGTACAGTGGCTCTCTTTTCTTTGGAGCGCCTTACGAACGAAGTGAGTGTCGCTCTCTTTTTCTCATCTTAAGGAAAGGAGAAGAAAATGGCAGTAGAGATCAAAATGACAGGCATTTGTGAGGATTGTCCTTGTGCTGATCTTGAACTTAGTCCTAGTGCGTATTATGGAAACAACAAATTGGTAAGAAACATGTGGGATATCAGATGCACTAAGGAATCTGCATGTATGCGTATGCTCATGATGGAAAGAAATAGGATATCTGAGTCGTTAGAGAATGGCACAACTGTCGTTTCAACGGAAGGAGATCAAAATGAATGATTCTTGCTGCGGATGTAAAGATGCAGATATGAATTTAGAATCTTATCTAATTCATGATGGAAACGGAGCGTATCGTAGAGTATGGGAGCATAAATGCAGAAAAGAAAGCGCATGTGAAAGATTCAATAAGGTAAAGGAGTTTATAAGGACCGATGCCTGTTATGGATGTACTGACAAAGATACGTACATTGAGCAGCAGTTTGTAGTAAATCCAGGTCATATTGGCTATCCTTCTACCACATGGATAAATCACTGCAGGAAAGAAAGCACATGTGAAAGATTCAAGAAGGCAAAGGAGATCAAAATGAATGAGAAGAAAGATGAAGAAGAAATGAATGGCTCAAGACAGGCATTTAATGATTCGATGTCCTCACAGTCAGAACCTATCCGAATCAATCTCAACGAACCTATCAAGGTAAAACTGACCGACTGGGGTAAAGAAATATATTACCACCAATACGACAGGATAAACCAGGTCGCAGGAAGAGAGATATGCAAACCAATGTTCCCGAGAGAAGATGAAAACGGATATACGGAATTTCAGTTGTGGTGCTTCATTGAGTTATATGGAATACATATGGGCATGACATTGCCAAATGTGATTGAGCCGCTTGAGATCGTTTATGAGAGGTGAACAGGATGGATGATTTAATCAGTAGGCAGGCAGCAATTGATGTGCTGTGTAAATTGATGAACTCGTGGTTTGGTGATTCAAAAGATGAGCAAGAAGAAATCAAATGGATAATTAATCATTTGCCATCCGCACAGCAGTGGACTCCTTGCAATGGTAATGAACAGCCACCGGAAGAAAATGCTGATATTCTTGTTACAGTTGGCAATTCGGAAGAATTGAGAATCGTCCCAGTCAATTATGCAAAAGGAACGTGGTTTGATTGCATATTTAATACAGAGCTAAAGCAATCGGAAGTTCTCGCATGGATGCCGTTACCTAAACCGTACCGAGGAGGTGAGCAGGATGAATGACCTTATCAGACGAGAGGATGCTCTTGATTTGCTTAACGAACAAATCAACCACTGTGATAAGGCACTTAGTTATTTAAAGGTCGTACCTTCGAAGATGGATGAATATGCCTTTAAAATCGAAAGAGCATCACTGATTGCATACAAAGAGCAACTTGAGTCAATTCCATCCGTACAGCTAGAACAGCAGTGGACTCCTTGTAATGTTGATGAACAGCCACCGGAAGAAGGGCGTGATGTGCTTATCACTAAGAAGGCTTTTAAAATTAAAGGTTACGAACAGGAGGTAATCAAAGCAAAAAGGTCTGCTGATCCAAGAAGCGGAAAGATTGAATGGCGGTCAGAATTTGGTGCACTTACAGACAAAGAAGTATTAGCATGGATGCCATTACCTAAAGCCTATAAAGAGCAAGGGAGGGTTCAAAATGAATGATGCTTGTTCTGGATGTTCTATGGCTGATACTTATACTGATATTTATATGAAGCATCGTATAGACACAGATAGTTACGAATACCATTGCAGAAAAGAAAGCACGTGTGGAAGATTCAATAAGACAAAGGAGATCAAAATGAAAGATGTATGTGATGGATGCATTGATTTTTCTGATGGTTCCGGTTTCGAAAGCCGTGACATATTTGGTAATAAGTATCCACTCCCAAAAGCAGAAGGCCAGCATTGTGTAAAAGAAGACTCATGTGAAAGATTTCAAAGAGCAAGGGACTGGTTTGGAGGGGAAGATTCTTGGGCATATGCGGCAAAGGTTTCAAAAGAGCTTGATAGGGAAAAGGAAGAAAAAGATAACGTCAACCACCCGTCTCATTATGCTGATGGATGCTCGCTTGAATGTATCGATATCATGGAGACGGTATTTGGTCCTGAAGTCGTCTTTGACTATGCTATTGTGAATGCTTTCAAGTATCTTTGGCGGTATAAGAATAAGAATGGCCAGGAAGATATCAGAAAGGCAAAATGGTATCTTGATAAAGCTCATGAACTTGATAAGAAAGAAGATTTCGTTGGTTCTAGAAGAGACAAGTACTGGAAAGTACAGGAGCTGTATGCAAAAGTAATTTATAAAGAGAAAGGAAAAGAAGATGGGGAAGTACAGTGATCTGGAGGCTGTAGTTAGGAGGCAATCAGAAGATATCAGGAATCTCAAAATGGGTATGAAAGAGCTTCTTGAAGAAAGAGAAAGACTCTGGGGTGCTATTAAGCTTCTCGCCAAAGAAACGGATGCTTATAAGAGTTGGAAAGGTGGAAAAGATGGCAATGAGAACAGCTAATGGGCTTGATTTCATGAATTTGAAGCCAAGTGATTTCGAGTATTGTGTTTCGGAGCCTGTCGATAAAAATGCAGAATTAGAATGCTTTGTTGTTACTATGAGATTTATGAAGCACGTTATTATAACCGATGATATAGCAATGGACATCGAAACGGCATGCTTAAAAGCAAGTGTAAACCTATTATCCAGGCATGGAGCGGTACTCTCTAAACCTATTATTGATGGGGGATGTGACAACGGTATCCATCGTGGCTATAAATACTTTAAAGTATGCCTAAAAGTTCCAAAGGGAACGTTCGGGAAGAAAAAGAAAGAAATTTCAATGCATCTACAAGGTATTACTAGAGCTCTTTCCAAAATAGACAAAGAGAAATATGAGCCTTTAAAGAGAGGACATGGCCTATTCTATTACATTGTTAATCAAGTGGAACAAGTGAACTCAGAAACTTATAATTTCACTAAAGGAGATAAAACAATGACGAAAATGAAAATGGCCGTTATTAAAGATGGTCGACCGACAAGTGGTTTTGTTTCTATGGTATCACTTATCATGAGTTCTGTAATAAAAGCGGCCAGTAAAAAAGATCCTGAAATTTTGGGTCGAGTAATAAATGCCTTTGAGAACATGACAGATGATGAGGTTGACGAAATTATGTTTGATTCGATCATTAAGAATGCAGACAGAATAAAGTTAGATGAGATTCTTAAAGAAGAAAGCGAATTAGAGTTAATTGAGTGAACTCGTAAAAAATGCAGTGCCTTTAGTGAAACAGATTATATGGTTTCAATAAAAGGAGGATGGATCTATGAAAAACTGGATTAGAACGCAAGTCGAAAAGTTAAGACTCATGTGGCATTACGAAATGGGCCGTGTTTACTGGATTGGGTATAACAAAAATATGCTGTCTATTGATGAGGCATATAATTTGATTATGTCACATCTCGGTAAAATGCTCAAAGCTGCAGAGAACTTGACAGAACAACTTAATTACTGTCTGAACCAGGAAACAATGGATGCTATCGAACAGTATAAGGAGCTGTATGAAACGTACAAATTAGACGAAAGAAGCTCGTGCTAAATGCATGGGCTTCTTCTTTTCGTGTTAGGCATTTCAAAATAAAAACTAATTCAAGGAGGAAACAGAATGAAAGCTGAGAATGCTATCAAGGGATTTTTAAAGAAAGGGTCTTTGCAGGCGAGTAAGATGCTTGGGATGAACGGACTTAAGCTTAAAGAGAAGAGTCCTGAGATTCTTATGGTCGTTGGTATTGTAACTGGCGGTGCTGCCATTGTGTCTGCTGTATTTGCAGGACGTAAGCTTGACATGTTGGTTGCGGATCATGAGGATAGAGTAGAAGCTGCAAAAGCGGAAGTAGTTGTGGATCCTGAGTGTATTGATCAAAATGGTGAGTTCCTTCCAGATGTAGATGTTGAGAAGGCGTATGTCACTCGTACCAGGAAGGAAATCAACCGTGCAGTGCGTCATGAGTATGGTGTGACACTTATTCGCGGCTTTAAATTATTTGCCCTTCCAGGCGGTCTATTTGCCATTTCTATGGGCTCATTCGTCGCTGTTAAGAACATTCAAGGTGGCATGATAAACGCGCTTACAGGGGCATATACGAGCTTACAGGAGTATTGTAGAGCCTATGAACAGCGTAATATCGAATTAAACGGTGAAGAGAGCCATAGAATGTGCAAATATGGCTATAAAGAAGTGGAAGTTGAGGAAGAGGATCCGGATAACGGCGAGACTTATAAAGTAAAGAAAAAGGTGCCTCTTGAAGCTTCTGAAATCGCTGCTCAAAATATCTACCATGACCACTTCATCACATTTTCTAGGCAGACCTCTCCTATTTATAAAGGAAGAAAGATGTATGATCTTCCGACTCTTGAAGCGGCTGAAAATTATATCGAAGACCTTGTTTACTCTCGCGGATGGGCAGTTCTCAACGATGTATATGATGCTCTTGGAATGACTAGAAATAACAAGGAAGATGGACCTGTCGAAAATCCTGAAGCCATGATTGAAGGATGGGTTAAAGGCTGCGGTCCTCGTGTTGATCTTGGTATTCATGATGCTATTAACAATCGGTTCCTTGCCGGGTATCTAAATGAAACTGTTATCCTTTCTCCAAATATTCATGGTAATGTCTATGCGATTCTTAAGAAAAAGGAAGAAGAGAAACTGGCTAATAAGATGGGTATGAGACCTCAGCCGAAAGACAGTAGCGACATGCCTTTTACTGAAGACATGACACTTAGAAGGGATGTGTGATCAAAATGGCTAGTGGTAAGGGTTTCGTTAAAGGGTTTATTACGTTCTTATTCGGGGCGGCTGTAGGAGGTTCTACAGCTGCTCTTATTACTTATCGTCTGACTGTTAATAAATGGGAAGTAATTGCAGACGAGCGTGTTAAATCTATGCAGGAGTATGTAGATGAACTTCGGGCAAAAGATGAAGCAGGTGAACTTCTTTCTCAGCTTAACTACTCATCAGATCAGGAGATTAGGGACGGTGAGAAGAATGATAAAAGCGAGCAGTCGTCTTGTGAAGTAGAGGTAAGCGGTGGTGTTGGTGACACTGGTAATCATAGAGCTGGGGCAATTGATTACACGTCGTTTTATCAGAAAGAGTATCCAAAAATGATGGCGGAAAGGGAGGCGCCTTCTGAACCTATTGATCCTGATGATACGGATATTGATCCTGAGACGGATGCGGAAGATGTTCTGTCTCGCCATAATCGCCGTATTCAGGAGATGCTTGAACGGAATCAGGGAGATAAAGCTAAACCTAAGATTATCAGAGCTTCTGAATTTGATGAGTATGAGTTTCACGATAAAGTAACACTTTACTATCACACGGAAGATGGGGTGCTTTCAACTGAGGATGGTGAGATTGTCGATGATGTAGAAGCTTATATCGGTGACGCGCTCACTAAATTCGGGTATGCGGACAACGACGATGAAGAAGTTATTTATGTAAGAAACATTAATAGGGGGACGGATTATGAAGTTGCCAAAGTTTATGGATCGTATGAAGACGATTATTAAAGAAAAGATTCATAGAGAAGGAAGATACGCATGGGGCAATAGCTCGTTCAAAATGGGCGATCACATAAAGACTGGTTCTCGTGGCTCTGCTAATGGAATTGAATCTGGCGTAATCGTAGGTCTTTATAAGCCTAATCTTTACATGGTTAGGCTCGATAAGTGGACGGATGAACAGGTGCTCTTAATGGGCGGAGAAGATCAGGCATGGATTGTCCTTGGTGCTCATGAAATCTGGAAGTATGAACCTGAGTATGAAGGAGTGCTTGAGTTTAATGCAGTGAAAAGAGGTGTTCAAAATGGGGACTGAGAATAAAAAAGATTATCAGTTATTCGCTACGATGTCAGATGGAAGTCGTGTAGAAATTGGTGAATTTTCGGGCATAGCTATCACTGATATGGAAGAGATTCTTAGAAGCATAGAGTTTAGACGCGTGGTTCATTGTAAGGACTGCGAACACCATCTTAGATCCGAGTGTCCGTGTTTAAATGATCCGGATCCTGAGTTCTTCTGTGCTGATGGTCTAGAGAAGGTTATGGAGTGAGAGGTGATAAGTTGTGTGGATTTCAAAGAAAAAGAGAGATCAGGTAACTCGTAGGCTTGCTTTTGTTTATTATATTCTTCTTGTTCAGAAAAGCACTGACATGGAATCGATACTTGAGTGCTCCAATCAGATCTATAAGGCTGTTACTGATATATATGGGTCGAAGATTGAAGGAGACGATCGGTGGCACGAGGCGTTTGATGACTTTACATGTATTCATAGAGAGTATCAGAGGAATGGAGTTGAAGAGTTCATTGATGCGCTTGGTACAGAACGGGCTAAGATGGTTCTTAGGAAGAAAAAAGAGGAGGCAGGTTCAAAATGAGTATCGAGAATGAAGAAACTTCGGTTGATAAAACCCGCTATATCAGAGCGCTGCAAAATTATTGCCATATTCTTATTGCGAATGCCGAAGATATCGTTGGAAAGATGAGTGGTCTTAGTGCTGTTGATATTACGATTCATATTCCTTGCCTTAATGATGGAACAGATGCTCCTAATGTCTCGGTAAATAAGACCTACCATGACTTCAATACAATTTATGCATGGTGCAGCGGAGAGGAGGTTCAAAATGAGTAAAGACTACAATGATTACCTCTATAATCACGTGAATGGAGTTATTGAGGCGTATCAGTGGCTTCAGGATAACCTGCCTGAATTCTTCAACTTTGTTCAGGTTCCGTGGGATCCTTACTGGTCTATCACCATGCATGATGATTCAAAGTTTGGGGCGGCTGAGTATGATGCTTATGATGCTTACTTTTATCCTGGTCCGGAAGGCAGGTCGTATCGGGTAAAAGAGGCATTTAATAAAGCATGGCTTCATCATATTCACAATAATCCGCATCACTGGCAGTACTGGGTTCTTATGGAAGATGATCCGTCTGGTGAAGGTGTAGACGGTAAGAATTATATTCCAATTGAAATGGAACCTCAGTATATGATGGAGATGATTGCTGACTGGTGGAGTTTCAGTTGGAAGTCTGGTGATAAAAGAGAGATATTCAAGTGGTATGAGGACCATAAGAAGACAATGATTCTTCACGAGAATACTAGGAAACAGGTTGAAGAGATTCTGGATAGAATGAAAAAGAAGCTTGATGAGGAGGATCAAAATGGTAAAGATTGAAGATAATGTAATCACTATCACTAGGGGCGATACCCTTGATACAAACGTTTCAATTAAAACTAAAGGTGGGGAAGACTTTGTTCCTGCAGAAGGTGATGTAATTCGGTTTGCGCTCAAGAAGACATTTAAGCCGACAGAGGAGCCTATTATATTCAAGGTGATTCCGAATGAGACGCTGCATTTAAGACTTGAGGCGGAAGATACAAAGTTGCTGCTTGCTCGTGATGAGCCTTATGCGTATGACGTTCAGATCACTATGGCTAATGGGACTGTGGATACTTTCATTGACAGGGGTAAGTTCTTCGTGACGGATGAGGTGGACTAATATGGCTGATGGAATTGATCGTTACTTAAAGGGAACAGTGCTTTCTCCTTCTTTCACTCTGTCTGGCACGCTTTCTTCTGATCAAAATGGACTGGTTGGGGAGTTGTCTGGAGAGTTGTCTACGCTCACTGGGACTCTCGATGGAGAGAAGCTTCGTGGGTATTCAGCGTATGATGTGGCGTGTGAGGAAGGATTCGTAGGTTCAAAATCGGATTGGCTTAAAAGTCTTCGTGGTGAAAGAGGCATAGAAGGTCCTCGTGGAAATGGTGTAGCAAGAGCGTGGCTTAATGTTAATGGTACTCTTTCCATTCAGTATACAAATGGGGACACGTTTACAACTGACAGGTCTATTGTTCCGCTTAAAGGAGTTGATTATTTCACTAAAGCGGATGTGGATGATATTGTGGAGGAAGTGATTCGTAGATTGCAGCCGTGAATTGTTGTGATGGTTTATTGGACTTGGGAGGAGGTTCAAAATGGCGCTAATTTATGATGAAAGAATCCGTGAAAAGTACGGTCCTGAGATTGCACTTCAGCTTGAGGAACCTGTGTTTGATGCGGATTACGGCAAGTATCGTTATCATTTCATTATTTGGCATAGGGGCACAGGGGCATATAAATGTATATGGTTCGATGATCTAGATGAGTTTAATGGGCTATTAAAAGATCGTCCGGATATTGTTGACGGTTTAATTGATCGGGTGCTTGAGATGGCTGAAAAGGATAAAGCCAAACGAAAGGAGAAGATAGTATGAGGGCTGTTTTTTACGCTAATGATGGTACGGAGTTTGAGGATAGATGGGACTGTGAAGCTTATGAAGATTTTCTTGAGCATCCGGGGCTCATGAGGATTGTGTTTCAAGATGAGGCGTTTGAAAAGTATCAGATTGAGAATTATAAAGATATACTTGATGACTCGGCATATCTGAACTCATGGTATGTGAATGTTCATAATGAGGAAGAAGTTTCTGATTTACAGTGGCTTGCATCAGCGAAAGGATGGTGCGAGTGGGAACAGATCATGTCTCCTGGAACGTGGAAGAGGATTGTTATTGAAGAGACTCAAGAAGGGAAGTGGGTGGTTCAAAATGACTGATATGGGTTACGTAGAGATTATGAAGAGGATCGAGTCTCATACTATTTCGTCGGATGACATACCGTCGGAGATGACGATTCTTGAACTGCAGGCATGGTTAAATGGTTATGCTGCGGCTGTTGCTTCGTGCCAGAAGATAGTGTCTGAGATGTCAAGAGGACAGGCGGATTGATGAATTCACTAAGGGCTGTCGCAGCGTAGTGTGGCTAAAGTTTAGAGCATATTGTTCGATTATATTTCACTAAAAGGAAGGAGGTGATCTATGAATATGACTCGTAGAAGAGAAGATAAGGCATCAGTTGGATGGAGAAAGTTTGACTATTACCAATGGCTGCTTGAAAAAGTAGATGGGTATGCTGAACCATATTATAACTACTCACTACTACTTAATGAACTTCACTCAATCGAATTCACATGGTCTATTGAGAGGGACGAAAACAGGGCGTTTGATGGAGAGAAGCTTCGGTGGATTTATATGGATGAAAACAATATTCCTGACCTTTATTACACGCCTGGGATTAAGTGTTCAGTTCTTGAGATGCTTATAGGTTTGTCGCTTAGATGCGACATAGATATCATGGGTGAAGGGGATGAACCTGATGCTTCAAAATGGTTCTGGATTATGATTGATAATCTTGATCTCATGAGATGTACGGACGATAATTTTAGTTCCGGTTATGTCCGTCAGCAGATTGGAATTTGGCTTGACAGGGTGTATCAACGGAATGGAAAGGGGTCGCCGTTTCCTCTTCGTAAGTCTCATAGGGACCAGAGAAAGGTGGAGATTTGGCTTCAGATGTGTGGGTATCTTTCAGAGAATTATATTTGAATGCTGTCGTGAAAGGAGGAGAAAGATGGAAAATAAAAGAAGACGTGGGAGACCTGTGAAAGGGCCTGAAGATATTCGAGAACATAGGCTCACTATCAGGTTTACTGCCGGTGAATGGGACAGACTCACTGAACTGTCTACTCAAAATAAAATGACTAGAGCAGGCTTCATGAGATCTCTTCTCACTGGGTTCGGAAAGAAAAAGAAAGGAGAATGATAGAGATAGGAAGAAAAAGAGGCGAGTGCATTGGGGATGAGTCACTATGAACGAAAGTAATAAGGTGCGTAAAAGAGGTCGTCCGCCAAAGAATCAAAATGAAGCAAAAGCTCATGCCATTCGGGTTAGAATGAACGATGAAGAGTGGAAAGAGCTTCAGGAATTATCGGAAAAAGCTGGTCTTTCAATGTCTGAATGTATGAGACTTTCGGTACATTATCAGCTGGAAAAATTTCCAAAAGTTGATTACTTTAATGAGATAAAAAATGAGTCCAAAACGGGCTAATATTTTTGAATCAAAATTGAAGTCCTCGATTTTTGTGGGTCAAAAAAAGATTTAATATATTGCCCACAAAAATTAAAAATCGAAAATTTGATTCAATGAAAAAAGCCCGCAAACCCGCATAAATACTGGGTTTTCGCGTTTTGAATTTTGAATGGATTTTTTAACTTATTAGTAGATTATTTTAAAAAATGAAAAATATTGAAAAAGAGTAGAAAAGCTGCTTCAAAATTCAAAAATATTTTTTCCGTGAAAATGTCAGCCATTTTATGTTCAAAAATAGCAGTGAAAGGAGGCAGAAAAATGAGATGCGAAGCTTTGTACAAGTAAAGCAAGTAAAGAAAGAAATTAAAGGCAAAGGCGGTAAGCATGCAGTTACTGCTGTATACTCTGCATATAAAGCCTCCGGAAAAGATATAATGAAAAAAGGTGGCAAATTTTATGCTATCCTGGACAGAGATACTGGAATGTGGTCAACTGACGAGTCAGATGTCGTTCCTTTTATTGACCGAGAAATAACTCGCTACATTGAAAAGCACTTCGAGAAAGATTCTAAAGGAGACTATATCGATTCAGATGGATTAGTCATAACACGAGTTGAAGCAGAATACCTTGACGATAGTACTACAAACAGACTTAAAGAATTCAACATCTGGTTCAGTAATCTTCCGCCTAATCATAACTATGTCCAACTTGATACAGAGTTAACCTTCAAGGACGAAACAGTAACACCGGAAATGCACAGAAGCAAAAGGCTTATGTACAACTTGTCTGACGATGGGCCAGTTGAGGCATATGAAAAACTTATGAGTGTTTTATACACCGAAGAGAATAGGCAGAAGATTGAATGGTGTATAGGCGCCGTGTTATCTGGCGAGTCAAAGAAAATCGAGAAGATGCTTGTTCTTTATGGTGATCCTGGAAGCGGTAAGTCAACAATACTTGACCTGATCAAAATGATTTTTAGTGGATACTGGTCTGTGTTTGTAGCAGAAGAGCTTGTGAATAAGACTAGTCAGTTCGCTACAGCTGCTTTTAAGGACAACCCTCTTATTGCTATTCAAGATGATGGTAGTCTTTATAGGATCGAATCCCCAATCATTAACGAAATTATTTCCCATAAGGACGTAATGATTAATGAAAAGGGAAAGCAGCAGTATACTATCAAATCAAATGCTATGCTGTTTCTTGCTACAAACGACACAGTCGATATTCATGACACAAGACTCGGCATAACAAGAAGACTCTTAGATGTATATCCTTCTGGTGATAAGATACCTGGGAAAGAGTATTATGCACTTGTATCCAAATTACCGTTTGAGATTGGAGGTATTGCAAAGCATTGCCTGGATGTGTTCAAAATACTTGGCAAGAATTATTATGATACCTATTCTCCAGAAGAGATGATTAACAAAACCAATTATATTCGTAATTTTCTGTTCGATAATTTGGGAACTTATACTTCAAAGCCGTTTATTACGAGAAACGATCTTTATAACGATTACGTAGGATACTGTGAACAAAGCGGAATACGTGGCGTGGACATGTTTAAATTTACTGAACAGGTTAAAGGATACTTTGAGGAATATAAGAAGACCAAATGGAATGGGCAGAAGAACTTATCTAATGTTTTTGTTGGTCTCAAAATCGCTAAGGTTGCAGGATTTGATAATCCGTTTAGTAAGTATGAATCAGAAGCAACCGGTAATTGGCTTACTGAAGAGTCTTTGGATTCAGATGTATCACAACTTAACTTATTATATCCAAACACACCTGCGCAGCAAGCGACGAAGAAAGGAGGACCATGTTGCAGCTGGGATGAATGCAGGACGAGACTATGTGACGTAGACTGCAGAGAACTTCATTGGTTCAAGCTTCCGGAAGACGTGATCAAAATCGACTTTGATTTAAAAGATGCAGAAGGCAACAAGAGCCTTGAACTCAATCTTAAAGCAGCTAATAAGTTTCCAAAGACTTATGCCGAAATATCAAAGTCTGGTTGTGGCATTCACCTCTATTATATTTACGATGGAGATCCGAATGAACTGTCACGGATTTACGACGAGAACATTGAAGTTAAGGTGTCTACAGGGAATAACTCTCACAGAAGGATTTTGACTCGGTGCAATAGCATTCCTGTTAATCATATTTCAACAGGATTGCCACTAAAAGAGAAGAAGCCGGTCGTTGATAATGTTCCAATAACTGTTAACGGTCTTAGAACTACCATAAAACGATGCCTTGCAAAAGAGATACATGCTGATACAAGATCAAATGTAGACTGGATTTATGAGGTTCTTGAAAGAGCTTATGAATCCGGTCTTATTTATGATCTAAGTGATATGAAAGAAGAAGTGGAGGACTTCTGTTCAAAATCAACTCATCAGTCGGAGTATTGCAAGAAGAAATTCGGATTTATGAAGTTCAAGTCTAAGTCTATCGAGAAGGTTTCATTGAAAGGAGGAAAGCTATTGATAGATGGGAAAGCTGTAGAAGATGAGAGTGCTGTTAGGTATTATATTCAGAAAGTACTTGACCAGCCACCGTGTCCTGAAAGAGTTGCCGAGCTCTTTGACATCTTTAAGAAGGCTTATGATGCAGGGCTTATTTATGACCTTTCTGATATGAAGCAGACAATCCTCATTTACACTATTGAGGCTACAAAGGATCAAAATGATAAACTTGTAGCTAAGATAGCTGAAATGAAGATGGCTTCTATTGAAGAAGGGTCATATGACGATGGTTACAATCCTGACGATCCAATTATATTCTTTGACTTCGAAGTTAAGCCAAACATGAATCTTCTGTGCTGGAAGTATAGAGGAAAAGAGAACAAGGTAATGAAGGTGTTTAATCCGACACCTCAGTATATTGCCGAGTTCTTTGGCCTTGATGGGCATTCAAAGAAGAAGATCATTGGATTCAATAACAAAGGGTATGATAACCATATTGCTTATGCCATTTGGCTTGGTAAGACACCATACGAAGTATTCTTGATTTCAAAGGCGATCATTAATGATAAGAATAGCAAAGCCAAATATCGTGAAGCAAAGAACTTATCGTATTCCGATATCCTTGATTTCATGCCAGAAAAGATAGGCCTTAAGAAGTGGGAAATTCGGCTCAAAATCCCTCATCAAGAATTCAATCGTCCTTGGGATGAACCGATTGACGAAAGTGAATGGCCTGCACTTGCTTCTTATTGCGAGAATGATGTACTTGCAACCGAAGCAGTGTTTGAGTGTGAGGCAGGTCAGGCAGCATGGAAAGCTAGAAATATTCTGGTTGATCTGAACAATATGTTGGTCGGTCCTGGCAGTAATCTTAATGACAGCACGAATGATCTTACAACCAGACTGATTGTTGGAGATGAGAAAGATCCACAGAAGTATTTTGTGTATCCAGATCTTTCTGAAGAGTTTCCAGGATACGAGTATGATCAAAATGGTATTGATCCAGAAAGATACGTTTCTAAAGACGTCATCATTTCTGGCAAATCCATTTACAGAGGCTATGATCCAGGAGAAGGCGGATTCGTTTATGCAGAAGAAGGCATGTATGGACTTTCAGAATCTGATGATAGTGCATCACATCATCCAAGTACTATAAAGGCTAAGAACGGATTTGGTAAGTTTACTCCGAATTTCAATAGGCTTCTTGATCTTAGACTTATGATAAAGCATAAGGAATACGATAAGATTCGTGAACAGTATCCGGCGCTCTCAAAATACTTGAACAGCGATAAGGATGCTAAGGATTTATCGTATGCACTAAAAATAGCAATCAATAGTGTGTATGGATTAACGGCAGCCAAATTTACAAATAAACTTCGTGATCCAAGGAATAAAGATAACTGGGTTGCCAAGCGTGGTGCCCTATTTATGATTGATCTTATGCTAAACGTAAAGGAACAAGGATACAAGGTACTCCATTGCAAAACGGACTCCATAAAGGTCCTAGATCCAGACGACAATATCAGGAATTACATTTATGAATACGGTAAGAAGTTTGGATATACGTTTGAGGTTGAGCATAGGTTCGATAGGATATGCCTTGTAAATGATGCTGTCTATGTGTGTAAGTATACGGATGAAGACGTAAATGAGGACATGGCTGGAAAATGGGACGCAACAGGAAAGCAGTTCCAGGTTCCGTATGTGTTCAAAACACTGTTCTCGCATGAACCGATTGAATTCGATGACATGTGCGAAACTAAAAATACTTCTACTGCATTCTATTTGGATATGAACGAGAATTTACCAGAAGGAGAACATGATTATGTGTTCATTGGTAAGACAGGCAAGTTCACACCAATAAAAGAAGGATGCGGTGGTGGAATATTATATCGTGATGACGGCAAAGGCGGATATGCTTCAGCTGAATCTTCTAAAGGCTTTAGGTGGCTTGAGTCTGATACGGTGCTGAGTCTTCATAAAGAAGATGATATAGACAGAAGTTATTATACGAAACTTGTTGATAAGGCTGTCGAGAAGATCTCAAAATACGGAGACTTGGAAGCGTTTACTGCTGAAGGAAAGTATGTTGACATGTCATTTATGAACATTCCAGAAACAGATGATGAAGAAGTACCATTTTTATAAGACGAAAGGAGAAAATTATTATGGCACGAGTATTTGATATGGATTTTGCAGATGTAAGACTGGTTTCTAGAGATTTCGCAGGTAGCAAGTTCGGTCCTGATAACAGGCAGTTCGCTATCGAGATTGAGGATCATGATCTTGCTCAGAAACTGATCAACGATGGAGTCTCTATTTGGAGACAGGAACCGAGAAACGAGGACGAAGGTCCGAGGATGTACATGAATGTTAAGGTAAGCTATAGATTTGGCTCTCCGGATATCGCGATGATTACACCTGACGGAAACGCAGTTGTTCTTACCGAGGCTACTGTTCAAAATCTCGATAGCGCCTGGATCAAAGGTGCTGAGATTCATGTGCATGGATCTACTTATGAAAGAATGGGGAGATCTGGTGTCACTGTCTATCTTGACACTCTGATTGCTCATCTTATGAGCCAGGAAGAGCAGGACGAAATCAGAGCCGAGAATCAGTTTAGAGGAAATCCGATCAGAGATAAGTATAAAAACATTTTTGAAGGGTGATTAAAATGGATCTATATTCTCATCAGCTTAAGGCAATTGAGAAACTTAAGAATGGGGCAATTCTTTGTGGTGATGTTGGCACCGGTAAATCTAGGACTGCTCTTGCTTACTATTACTTGAAAGTCTGTGATGGGAAAATGGAAATTAATTCCGAAGGATCTTGGGGAGCGCCAACAGCTCCTCGGGATCTTTACATCATAACAACCGCAAAGAAGCGAGACGATAAAGAGTGGCTTAAGGAATGCATCCCGTTCATGATTTGTGAAGATCAAAATAAAAGTATCTGTAACATAAAAGTAACTGTTGACTCATGGAACAATATAAAGAAGTATGTGAATGTCTATGGTGCTTTCTTCATATTTGATGAGCAGCGAGTTAGTGGTTACGGTGCTTGGACGAAAGCGTTTCTCAAAATCACTAGGAAGAATCAGTGGATCCTGCTTTCCGCAACTCCAGGTGATACATGGAGTGACTACATTCCTGTGTTTATTGCAAACGGGTTTTATAGAAATAAATCTGACTTTAATTCTCAGCATTGTATCTTTAGCCCATACACAAACTATCCGAAAATTGATAGATACATAAATACCGGGAAACTTATGAATCATCGCCGTGATATTCTTATTCGAATGAAGTACAAGAAGAAGGCAGAACAGTTTCATAAAAACTGTGAAATACAGTATGACAAGATACTGTACAGAACAATTTTTAGAGACAGATGGGATCCATACGACAATGTGCCAATTGAAGAAACCGGTAAGCTTTGTTATCTTCTTAGGAAGGTTGTTAACTCAGATCCAAGTAGACTCGATGCAGTCGAGAGAATTGTAACAGCGCAGAAGAAAGTAATTATATTTTACAATTACACTTATGAGCTTGATCTAATTAAAGAGCGAATTGGAAACTTGAAGCTTCTTACTATCGACTCCGATGGAAGAAAAGAGGAACCGCTCAAAATCGCCGAGTGGAATGGACAGAAGCATGAGCCTCTTCCAGAAGGAGACGCTTGGGTTTACTGTGTTCAGTACGCTGCAGGTTGTGAAGGATGGAACTGCATCACAACAGATACAATTATATTCTATTCACAGAGCTATAGTTATCGCATGACTATTCAGGCGGCTGGGAGAATCGATAGGATGAACACACCTTACGATTCTCTTTTTTATTTTCATCTTAAGTCAGCAGCTCCAATAGATCAAGCGATAGCTAGAGCTCTAAGAGACAAGAAGAACTTCAATGAAAGGGCCTTTGCAAGTGTTCAAAATTCGTAAAAATTACAATGCGTATAATAGAGGGAGAGGGCTAGAGTACGCCCATCTTTCTTTATTTCTTTGCCTTGGGAGGTGATCAAAATGGTTGAGAGCGAATTCCAGAAGAAACTGAAAAAAGAGTTGAAAGAAAGGTTTCCTGGTTCAATCGTTTGGAAAACCGATCCAAGACAAATGCAGGGTGCGCCAGACCTGCTTATTCTTTACAAAGATAAGTGGGCGGCACTTGAGGTCAAGAAGAATGCGAGCGCTTCGCATCGGCCCAATCAAGATTACAGAGTGGAGCATATGAACGAAATGTCATATGCTTCTTTTATTTTCCCTGAAAACAAGGAGGATGTAATCAATGATTTGGAAAGACTATTCGAGACTTAAAAACACTCATGCATTTTGTGGAGCCAGTAAGTATGCTTGGCGAAACTATGACATTGAAAAATTGATTCAGAGTAAAGAGAGCAGCTATGCTTCAGCAATCGGAACCAAGCTTCATGAATACGCTGCTCAAAATATTAAGTATCATTTCAAGATTCAGAAAGGTGATAAGAGAGGAGTCCTCAGATACCTGATTGTTGAGAACGGATTTCCGCCGTCTGCCGTTGATATCGAAAGACTTTTCCCAAACCTTATGAATTATGTGAATGATGTAATTGGGTTTCGAATGGATCCAGAAGTGACACTTTATTATTCTGACGATTTCTATGGAACAGCCGATGCCATCTCTTGGCGAGACAATGTTCTTAGAATCTCAGATTTAAAGACCGGTTTAATGCCGGCTTCTTTTATGCAGCTCGAAAACTATGCGGCATTCTTTTGTCTTGATTACAAAGTCAAACCGTCGCAGATCGAAAAGCTTGAATTCAGAATTTATCAAGATGGCGAGATTATGCTTGCTGAACCGGATAGTGAAATCTTGTTTCCAATCATTGATCAAATTGTTGAATTCAATTCTGTATTATCCGACTTTGAAGGGAGATAAAAGTTATGCCTTCTTCAGATTACGAGAAAGATTTAGATGAGATCGTATTCTTAAACGAACTTTCAAAAGAAGAGATTGAGAGCCTTAATGAGTTAGCGTTTGACGATTATCTTGCTCATCATGGTGTTGGACATGATGATGATCCTCCTGGTCCTGGATCCGGAAGATTTGCATGGGGCTCTGGTGAAAATCCTGGACAGCATCTTATTGGTTACGTTGCAAGAAGACGAGAACTAAAGGCCAAGGGTTTTACTGAACAACAGATAGCAGAAGCTTTGGGATATAAATCGGTTGCTGAGTTAAGAGAAAACATTCCGCTGGATAAAACAAGAAAAGAGTTAAAAGCTCATGGACTTACTGAAACAGAAATTGCAAAAGAACTTGGTTTTAAGTCGACAGCTGAATTAAGAGCTCACGTATCGATGGAAAAAGAGCGTAGACAAGTTTACTATGCAAACAAAATTCCTGAGATGCATAAGACCATGAATAATACTGAGATTGCTAAGCAACTTGACATCTCTGAAGGTACTGTTCGTAACTATCTCAAAAACGATAAGCAGATCAAATATGATAAAACTCGTAATGTTGCCGAGATGATCAAGGAAGAGCTCAAAACGAAGCACTTCATTGACGTTGGTCCGGGCGCAGAACTTGAAAAGAACATTTCAAGAGAGCGAATGAAAACTGCAATTGAGATGCTAAAAGCGGAAGGGTATAAACAGTATTATATTCAGGTCGAGCAGCTTGGAAATCCTGGTAAGTATACGACTATAACGACTGTTGGAGAACCTACCGACGATGCAAAAGGCGACTGGAAACGGCTAAAAGATGATCCGTCTCTTATTAAGCCGCTTACTTCGTATGTTGAGGGCGATGGGCTCGAGATTCAGAGAATGCTTCCTCCGAAATCTATTGACTCAAAAAGGGTTTACATCAATTACACGAATCCTGATGGCTCAGGTGGAGCTGAGAAAGACGGAACTATTGAGCTTAGACGAGGTGTTGAGGATATTTCGCTTGGAAGATCCATGTATTCACAGGTTCGAATTGCTGTAGACGGAACACATTATATGAAAGGGATGGCCCATTATTCAGATGACATTCCAGAGGGTTATGATGTCGTCTATAACACTAATAAGAAGGTCGGAACTGACAAATACGATGTGTTCAAAAAGATGGAACGGGATATCAATGGCAATATTATAGCCGATAATCCATTTGGAGCGACAATCAAACCGCTTGATGCTGGTGGACAGTCTTTCTGTCTTGATCAAAATGGAAACAAGACTGATCAACTTAGGGTGATTAATAAAGTCAATGACCAGGGAGACTGGCTTGAATGGAAGAAAACCATTTCATCTCAGGTTCTTGCAAAACAGAACGTTCCGATCGTAAAGAAACAGCTTGACCTCACTTATAAAGAGAAGCTTGAAGAGTACAACGAGCTCAAAAACCTTACTAATCCGACTCTTAAGAGGCAGCTTCTTGAATCATTCGCCGACGATTGTGATGCATCTGCTATTCATCTAAAGGCAAAAGCGTTCAACAATCAGATGGCCCATGTAATCATGCCTCTTACTACGCTCAAAATCGGTTCTGATGGGGTTCATGAATGTTATGCCCCCAACTATGAGCACGGAGAGACCCTTGCGCTTATTAGGTATCCGCATGAAGGTAAGTTCGAGATTCCTATCGTTAGAAATAACAAGAATAACGCTGAAGCCAAGTCGTTCATGAGGAATGCGCCTGATGCTATTGGCATTGATGCTTATACAGCAGAGACCTTATCAGGTGCCGACTTTGACGGAGACACTGTTGTTGCCATTCCTGTTAAAACTTCTGGAATCAAAAACAAACCAAGACTGGAGGGGCTTATTGGATTTGATAGTAAGTCATATAAAATACCCGGAGCACCCGAGTCGCTTAAGCATGACGCTAATGGGAAGATTATTGATAAGCGATATATGACGGCTAAGAATAAGGGTATGGAGATGGGGAGGATTACTAATCTCATTGCAGATATGACTGCCCTTGGATCCGGAGAGGGGGGTCTAAATCTCACGGAAGATGAGATGACGAGGGCCGTTAAGTATGCCATGGTGGTTATCGATGCTAATAAACACTATCTGGACTATAAGCAGTGTTATAAGGATAACAGGATTGCCGAACTTAAAGCCAAGTATCAGTCTGGTGGAGGGGCTCAGACGATCATGACTAAGGCTAAGAATCCTAGCTATGATACTCCAAGGAAACCGGGGACCATCTATCTTACGGCAGATGGGAAGGAGACTACGAAAGACGACCCTAATGGTAAGTCTTACTATGGAATAGACCCCCGTACTGGAGAGAGGATATGGAAGCAAGAGAAGGAGACCTATATGAAGAAGTCTCCAACCCAGGCAGACCCCAACAGACGGATAGAGGTAGAAGTTAAAGAGAAAGCCCCCCGTATGAAATACGAGACTGACGCTAGGAACCTTATGTCTTCTAAGTCCAATCCTCATCCAGTCGAAGTGGTATATGCAAACTATGCAAACGATATGAAAGCTCTTGCAAACGAAGCAAGAAGAGAAATGGTTAACACGCCAAAGCTTAAGAGGGACCCACAGGCGGCACGGGAGTATGCTGAAGAAGTTAAGCAGCTCGATGCCGATCTTGCTATTGCTCTTAAGAACTCTCCCCGTGAAAGACAGGCTCAAGCTATCGGTACTGCTAGATTCAGGTCCATACTGGAGTCTAATCCTGAAATCAAGGAAGATGCGGACAAGAAGAAGAAATATAGAGGCCAGTGTCTTCGAGCAGCACGAGAACTTGTAGGAGCAAGTAAGAAGCGTATAGAGATAACTGATCGTGAATGGGAAGCTATTCAAGCTCGTGCTATATCTGATTCGAAGTTAAAGAAGATTCTTGAGAATACAGATGCTGATGAACTTAAGAAACGTGCAACGCCAAGACAAGCGAATGAAATTAGTAGCGCGGTAGCCGCATCAATTAGAGCCCTTGCCAAACAAAACGGTGTTACTCAGGCTGACATTGCTGCTCAGTTTGGTCTCTCTGCTTCTGCTGTTAGTAAAATTGTAAATGGAGGTTGATATCAATGAAAGAAATTATGCTGTCAACTTCTGACAATCCTTACAATCCTTTAACTCACTTCGAACAATGGCAAGAATTCGATGAGAAAGAGAAAGGTTACTTCACTTGTTCGTATTTAGCAAGAATTGCTTTAACTAGTGATGATTTTAGTGATGAACTTAACGACCAATTAATAAATGAAGCCATTGATGAGATCATTAAGTACAATATTATTGGAATTCTCACAGAAAACAAGGTTAAATACATCAAGGTAGAGGGCTAAAAGGGCTATGGGGGGGGTCTTTTTTACAACTACCCCCTCCTACCAT